CCTCGCGCGACAGCTTCTCGGCTTCGAGCGCGGCCTTGCGGTCGGCCTCGTTGGCGGCGCCATAGGCCGCCAGACCCTGCTGGCCGCCCTCGCCGACGACGTTGCCGAGGAACGGCGAGCGCGACGACAGCATGCCAAGGCCAGCCGCCAAAAGGCCGGTCTGGGCGTTCCGCGACAGCAGCCCGAGGCCGAAGCCGGGCTCCTCGCCGCTCGGCCGGCGGATCGCATCCGGCAGCCCGCGATAGGCGCCGGGCTGGCCTTCCGGCGCAAACGCCATTACCGGGGCCCCAGAGGGCGCCCCAGCGGCCGCGACGCCGGACCGCGCCGTTTCCTCCTCGTCATCGTCAGGCGCCCCAACGGGGCTCCCAGCGTCGTCTGGACGCGGTCGCGGCGTCGGCACGACACCGGCGTTGGCCGCCTCCATCCCCGGGGTGCCGGCGAAGGTGGTGGAATTGATGCCCTGCGGATCGAAGTCGCCCTGTTCGATCGCCGCCATGGTCGGCGCGGCGCGGTCGCGGAACGACAGGCCGGCGCCAGGGTCCACGCCCGGGGCGCCGGTGGCGGCGCGGCGCGGCGCGATGCGCTCGCTCCAGCGGTCCTGGAACGTGGGCCCGGGGTCGGGCTTAGGCACCGGCAGGTTGCCGAGCCAGTCGTTGAGACCGGCGCCGCCGACACCGTCATCCGGCGCGTAGCCCAGCGGGGCGCCGCCGTCGGCATAGTGCCGCCGCATGTCGAACGCGCTGACGCCGCCGCCCGCGGCATAGCCGTAGTCTTCCGCGGATAGGCCCGACAGCGGCTCGGCGGCCGAGCCGCCATAGGCGTCGCCCTTCCAGAAGCTGCCGCCACCCCACGAATCGCCGCTCAGGTTGCCGAACCCGGCATTGTAGGCCCCGCCCCAATCCATGCCCTGCAGCCCCTTGCCGACCCCGACGATGCCGGAGGCGATCTTGCTCGGGTCGTAGCCGGAGCCCTGATTGCTCGGCAGGCTCGGCGCCGAGGCGTGCGGCGCGCCGGAGCCGCCATGGATCTGCATGGTCGGAATCCAGCCCTGCACGCCCTCGTAAGGCACGCCGCCGACGCCGCCGCCGGAGGCGCGCGCGACCGCATCATCGGTCGCGCCCTTCATGTCGACATAGTGCAGACCACCGACGCCGCGGCCGACCGCCTCGGGGTGATCTTGCTTCACCTCCTGCGCGATCAGGCCGATGTGGTAGCCGGGCTGCCCCTTGTAGCGGTAGCGATAGATGTTCTGGCCATCGTTGGTCTTGCCGATGTGCTCGATGTCTTCCTTGGCGCGCCGGTCCGACAAGAACAGGCTCGCCGCCGACAGTCCGGCACCGAGCCACTGCCCGGTCGAGTTCGGCGCCGGTCCAGTGGTGGTGCCGCTCGACGTGCCGCCGAGGTTCGAGCCGACGCCGGTGCCGATGCCGGCCAGCCACTGCGTCTGCTGATAGGGGTAGGCCTGCTGCTGCTGGTACTGCTGATAGAACGCATTGAGCCGCTGCTGCTCGTTCTGCTGCTCCAGCGTGCCGGCGCCGATCTGGGCGTTGGCGCCGGTCAGCGCGGCGTTCTGGCCCGAGATGCCGTAGTTCGCGAGCGCGTTGGCGCCGGCGAGGCCGGTCTGCTGCTGCTGCTGCGCGGCGCCGAGCGCCTGGGAGTAGCTGCGGTTGTAGAGGTCGGCCGTGGTCGAGGCCGCGGTGCGCGCCTGCTGCCCGGCCAGGATGCCGCGCGCCACGCCGGTGGCGTTGCCGCCGAGCGCGCCCTGCGCGATCTGGTTGCCACGCAGGCTGGCGTCGGCGACCTGATTGTCGTGCGACATCTGCGCCATCGTCGCATCGATGACCTGCTGCGTGTACGGGCTCTGGTACTGCTGGATGGTCGAGGCCGTGATCGGCGCGCTCGACGACGTCGCCTGCCCGGCCGCCTGCTGGATGTAGGGCGCGGCGAAATTGGCATTGGCGTTGATGCCGGCGATGCCGGTCTGCTGCTGCGCGTTGATCGGCGCGGTCAGCTCGCCGCTGTAGGCCTGATATGGCGTCGCGGCCACGCCCTGCGCGCGCTGCAGAATGTCGCGATAGAGTTGCGCGGCCTGCGGATCAGCGGACGACGTCGAGGAGCTGGAGGTGGTGTTGGAACCCTTGCCGATGACAGCCTCCCATCAATTCACGGTGCCGGGGTTAAACCACTCGCCGTGCAAGCCCTTGGCAAATTCGCATGCAGCCGCATGCGCCTCTTCAGGCGTAGGAAACTGCTTTCTAAACAGCACCCTTCTTTTGCCATCGATCTGCATCGACTTCGGCGCCTCAATCTGAGCAACCCAATTGTTTCCAGAACCGCGCGTCACCCACTTGAAGCCTGACGAACGTGTTTTTGACATACTGCGATTTGTTCGATTCTGCTCGGTCGACGCCGGACGCAAGTTGTCGATCGAATCGTCAGCGCGGTTCGTGCTCTTGTGATCGATCTCGCCGTCAGGCCACTCACCATGGACCCAAGCCCACACAATGTGAGAGGCGCGCAGCTTCCTGTACCTGCGATACCCGATGGCGAACGATACCATACGATAGCCACCCCCCTCGGAGGGGAGGCCGGGCTTGATGTAACCTGCAGGGATTAGGCGCCGTCCGCGCTTTTGCGCGTCACGAACATAAAAAATCTCCCCAGTCTCTGGCTTCACAAAAAGACGTTCGGCCAACTGGGTGCCGGTAATTCCGCGCTGGTCTGTGACAATAGTGCCCACGGGTCTCAATCCCGGTCAGCTTGACCGTAAGACCCGGGCGGCGCGCGCGGGGGGTAAATGATCCCCCGACATACACAATTCAGGCGGTCTGCACCAGAGGGTGTGCGGGGCGGTGCAGGAAGTAGCCGCCGCAGGGGTCGCCGAGCTGACGCCGGTACAGCTCCATCTTCGCCTTGGTGCGCTCATTGGCGACGACGCCGATCACCAGCGGAATGCCGATCTCGTCCGAGCAGCGCTTGGCGAACGAGATCATGTCCTTGGCATGCGTGGAGCGACGATGCTCCGGCAGCACGTAATTGAGAATTTCTTCGAGGCACCAGTCTTCACTGTACCAAAACTGAGCGATCAGCAGAAAGATCATGCCTTCGATCTTGTCGCGGCCGACCACGCCGATGATGGCGCCCTGGTTGGCGAAGGCCTTGTCGACCATCGCCTCGACCTTGGGCATCGCCAGCGAGAACTGTCCGTTCTCCTCGTGGTTCTGGCGACAGATTTTGAGGATCGCTTCTCGATCTCGCGGTTTGGCCTTTCGGACCGGGATCGTAACCAGGGTCAATTCGCAGCCCTCGCTGGCTTGGTGTTCTCTTCGATCAGATCGTTGAGCCGGTCGCGCATGATCTGCGCCAGCCGCAGGTCGAACCGCAGGTTCGCCGAGATCCGCGGCGCCGGCGCGATGACGAGGCGACCCTCGGCCTCGCCCTCTTCCGCCGGGGCGTATTGCGGGATGAAATGGTAGGTCGAGAACGCCATGTTGATGACGCCGTTGAGGAAGCCGGAGGCCTCCAGTTCGGTCACGTAGACCACTTCCACATCTGCCATCGATCAGTCCTGGGCTGGCGGCGCGAGGTTGCGCAGCGTGTTGACGTGCTCCTTGCGTGACGAGGTCTGCCACGCATCGAGATAGCGGTGACCCGCTTCGAGATCGCCCCAGCGATCGGTGATGTCTTCCGGACAGATAACGTATTCACCGTCCGCTGCATAGATCGGAACAGCGCCGCCGGCCGCGCGCTTGACGATCTTCTGCGCGCGGTGCGAGGCCGCCGATTTCGGGAACATCTGGTCGAGCTTCTTGAAGCCGCCGAGCGTGTTGCCCTCGCCCATCGACGAGACGTGGTCGGCGGTGAGCACGTAGGCGCCATCCGGCACCTCCATCGGCACCTCGTCGGCGCGGCCGTCGGTGTCGCCGATGATCGCGCCGGTGTGGACCTTGCCGCCGCGCGCCCGCTTGACGCTGCGGGCCAGCGCCAAAGCGCTAGAGACCTTGCCGCCGTCGGCGCGCGGCTCGCGCATCGCCTCGATCGCGCTCGGCGCCAGCATGCCGCCAGCGAGGACGCCGGCGCCGGCCTTGCCCGACAGCACCATGTCGCGCGCGGTCTCCGGCGAAACCCGCAGGCGCTTCGCCGCCGTCATGATCTGCTTCGCCAGCAATTCCAATTTCGGCGCTCCCAGTTCGCTCTCGACGCCGGTCTGCGGCCCCAGCGCGGTCCATAGCCGCGCCTGCGCCGGCACGCTCTCCAGGCCGACCTCGCCCGCCACCTCGTGCTGCCACCACGGCTGCAGCGTCTGGTATTCGGGTTTGGAGAACGAGCCCTGGACATCGGTCGGCCCCTTGCGGGTATCGGACAATCCGACGCCGCGCGAGAAGTGCGCGTCGCCGACCGGGCCCGAGGTCTGGAAGCCGGTCTCCGGAACGCCGGAGGCGTGGACATAGAGCGGCACCTTGGGCGCGTCGCTCTGGATCGAGCCGTGCTCCAGGTATTTCGCCATCGGATCGCCCTGCGAGGTCCGATGATACGGGTGGCCGCCAATGTAGCGCATGTCGCTCGGGAAGCGCTGGCTCGACCGCATCGCCTCGGGCACGCCGGCATATTTCTGGAAGTCGCCGAACCGGCCCTGCTCGTTGAGCCAGTGCGCGCCGGTGCCGCGCTGAATCTCGGTCATGACGTCGGAGCCGGGTGAGGCCATGCCGGTCAGCGTGTTGAGGCGGCGATAGCGCGCCGCGGCCTCCTCGGGCCCGAACAGCTCGACCATGCGCCGATAGACCGGGTCCATGATGTACCACGCATCGGCGGTGCGCAGACCCTCGTGGCGGCCGGCCTCGGCCAGGATGTCCTGGAGCCGCTGGGTGTTCTGCGGGGTCTGGATGTTCTGCGCGCTGAGCGATCCGCGCGACCGCGCGCCCGACGGCGGCACCACTGGCTCCTCGTTGCCGATGCGGCCCTGCGCCATCTCGCGCAGATCACCGCGGGTGACGCCGAACAGGCGCTGCATCGCCGGGTCTTCCTCGCCGACGCGCGCGGCCGCTTCCTCGGCGATGATGCGCGGGTTGCGATAGACGCCAGGGAACATCATCCGATAGGGATCGGCGACGGTCTGGATCTTACGGTTCGGCGGGTTCTCGACGCCCTTGTTGATGATCATGCTGCCGCTCGGGGCATATTCCGGCTCGGCATAGATCCGGCTTGGCTTGGTCATCGCCGAACCGGTGTCGTCGACCAGCCGGCGCACCGGGCCGGAGCCCGCGATCATCTCGCGCGGCAGCGCGCGGGCGCCGGCCATGGCGCCGGTCCCCATCGGCAGCGTCGCCGCCTCCAGGATCGGCGCCGGATCGTATTCGCCGGTCTCGACCATGCGCTGCGAGCTTTCATAGGCCCGCTTCGGCAGCGTCGCGAAGTTCATCGCCGCGCCGCGGATCACCTTGGCCGGCACGCCCTCCGGCAGCTCGGCCTCTTCCGCCGGCGACAGCACGCCGAACGCGGCGCCGCCTTCCGCCCGCCGGCGCGCCAGCCGCATCGCGCGATCGACCTTGCCACCGCGGGCGCGGCGCTCCTCACCATCGGCCCCGAGCACGCCCGCGGCCGGGATCCCGACCACGCCGTATTTGCGCAAGATCTTCAGCATGTCGTCCCCGAACATGACGTAATTGTGCGAGCCCTGCTGGCCGGGCGCGCGCGAGCCGGCATCCTTGTAGCGCAGGCCCGGGATGTCCATCGCGCGCAACCGCTGCGAAGCGTTCACCGCGGCCTCGTTCGGATCCTTCGCCGGCAGCCCGGTGCGCTGATAGATCTCGCTGCCCTTGAATGCGTTCGGGCCGGCCTGCTCCAGCATCAGCCGGCGGCCTTCGAGATCCTGCTTCTTGAAGCTGGTGTAGGGCCGGAACGAGCGCGTGCCCGGCGTGCCGGTGCCGCCTTTCTCCAGCAGCCGGTCGATCGCCGCGAGCTGCTCCTTGATGCTCTGCTCCATCACCGGGCCGGTGCGGCCCTGGACGTACGGGCTCTGGTTGGCGAACATCGCGTCGTAGTCGAGCAGGTGCTCGGGGTTCACGTTCATGCCAACCTGATACATGTGGCCGGTCGCGCGCTGCGGATTGTTGAGGTAGTCGATCCGGCGCGCGTACTCGTCGATCATGTTCGACGTCGCCTTGCTGGTGTCGCCGCTCGCGATCAGCTTGTTGCGCTCGTCGGCATACTTGGCCGCCAGCTTGGCCGCATCGCCGCCGAAGTCGGACAGGTGCGAGCCGATGACGTGGCCGACGTCCTGCAGCTTGTAATTTTGCAGCAGCGGGTCCTGGCGCGTTGCCAGCTGATGCCGGTACCACTCCGAGACCGGCTCGTGGCCGGCGAAGTAGAGGCCGTGGCCGTAGGCTTGATTGCCTTCGCCGGCGCCGATCTTGGAGATGTCGAAGCGGTCGAACGAGTGCGGGGTGCCATGATAGACCATCACCGGCGCCGGCGAGCCGCGGTCGCGCATCACCCATTCCGGCAGCAGCCCGACCTTCTGGTCGGCATAGGTGGTGTCGGCGGCGTTGGCCGTGCGGTTCTTTTCGCCGTGCGGGCCGTAGTTCACCCAGGAGTTCTGGCCGCGCGTCTCGGTGGTCATCGCCGGCCGCGCGATGTCGCTGTACATGGCCGAGTGGGTGCGCCACGCATTGTCCTCGCCGGCGGCGCGGAAGCCGTGGCCCTCCTTCAGGTGGCCGAAGTAATCATGAACTATCCGAAACATATCATTGGCGAGCAGCGGATGATCGCCGATCTTCTCGCCGGTGTTGCGCAACATGGGGTTGTCGGAGATCTTGTTAACCGTGCCGAATCCGCTCTCGGTCGGGAAGAACCACAGATGATTGTTTTCCGCGACGTCCTTCGCCGCCAGCCGTGGGTTCGCGGCATACGGATCTTCCATCCCCGGGAGGATGGGCTCGATCTTGAGTCCGGTCTTCTTGATCGCCTGATACTGGTCCGCTGTCTCCTTGATCAGAGCGTCATAGGACGCCCGCGTGGCCGGGTCGTTCGGGGTGTGCTGCATCTCCTCATAGGCCTGTGCGATGGCCTTGGAGTGCTCTGGATCCAGTGGATGATAGCGCGTCGGTGGCGTGTAGGGACGATCGGGGTGATGCGTCCGCATGTAGTCTTCGGCGACGTCGTGGATCTTCCCGATCGGGCCCGGGACGAAATGCTCATCGCCAATCTTGAGCGGGCCCGGAAGGCCCTCTAGCGGCTTTCGCTCACCGGCCCACCGCGCTGCCGCTGCCTGTGCTTCTGATAGGCTCGCATTTCCTCCCGGCCCTCCTCCTCCGGATCCCACTGCTGCGGGGTCGGCGGCTGCTCCTGGTTGAGCGGGGGCGGCGTCTGCGGTCGGGGCGGCTGGGTCATGGGAGGCTCCAATCAACTGCTTTTCAGCGGGAATATCTTCCCCGGCGCGGGGATATTTCAGTCTGCGAAACGCGCCAGATAGATCGCGGCGATTTTGAACATTGCGCGCCTCGACCTCGCCGGCAACCCGGCGATACAGCTCATATGGGTCGGTTTCGACCTTTGCCAACTCCTCCGGAGTCAAGCGGGCGACAAGTTCACGCGCGGCCGGGTGCGGCTGGCGCCCCACCGCCTTGGTAAATTCATAAGGCGATCCCAGCTCAATCAGCTTTCGCGCGTCCTCGACCGGCTGCGCGACGTATCGCCAAGCATCCGGATTGGATCCTGGCGAGAAGCCCTCGCGCTGCTGCACGGCATGCTGCAACTCGTGCAGCATGGTCGATCGCGCCTGCAGCCGATCCGGGGTCTGGTTCAGATTGATAGCCTCCCGCGGCGGCGGGATCAGGTCGCCGGGCGTCGCCGGGGATGGCGCGCGATAGGAACCATTGAAACCTTCGAGCGGCAGCACGTTCAGGTCGCTTTTCGCCAGATCCGGATAGGCCTTGTACAGCTCCGGGTGCTCGAAGGCACCAACCGACGCCGCGATATTGCGGTCGGTTGGATAACCCGCCGGGAAGTCGGCGTTCTTGTCATTGATCTCGAATCGCCACTTACCGTCGGCGCCCTGGAACCACCCGGTTTCAGCATGGATCTGCTGGGGCGCCGCGCCTTCGGCGTGCATCTTCTCGGCACGCGCCAGCGCGGCGTGATCGGCAGTCTGGGCGAGGCGTCCACCAAAAATTCCAGCAGCCCCCGGCTGCGCGAACGGCAGGCCGGTGCCGACCGTGTTGAGCGCCATCGAGGGGCCCCACTGCGTCGCCGCCTGCTGCAGCTGGTCGTTGTACCAGTGCCACTCCTCCGAGCCTTCCGGGTACGGGTTCGGCTTCATCCCGGCGCCGGGCACCGAGAGGTCGTGCACGATGCCCTCGCCCATGCCCTTGACGAGCCTGGAGCCGATGTCAGCGGCTTTGTTGCCCCAGGCGGTGCCGGGCGAGAACTGGCCGCCATCGCCGATCAGCGGGCCTCCCAGCTCCTGCGTGACGTCAGGGACGACGCGCTCCATCCTTTGCGGCTGGCTGCGCACGAGGTTGCGGGCGCGCGCGGCGATGTCGTCGGCGGTCTCGCGGTAGGGCTCGCCGGTGAAGCGGTCGTCGAACGAGACCTCGCCGCCCTCGGCGCGGCTGCGCCGCTTCACCGCATAGGCGATGGCGAGGGCCTGATCCTTCGCCTTACCGGCCTTTAATTCCGTCCTCAGGTTGCTGACGAAGGCCGCCCGGGACGATGACTTCTTGAGCGGCATTGGTAAGCCCCTAGCTTACGAATAGTAAGGAACTTTCACGCTCGTGCCGTTTGGCAACGTCAGCGTCACGAACCCAATAGGATTGGCGGGCAGCGTCGCCGCCCCGCCGGTCGCCGTAGCGCTGGTGCCGCCGATGAAGCCGAAGGCGTTCTTCAGGGCCTGATAGAGCAGGCCCAAATACTGCACCCCCTGGGCCTGGGTCGAATTGAGCGTGTCGAGATCCGCGGGCATCACCGTCTCCCAGTTGCTGAATAGCGATACCTGACATACCCCAACCGCGAGAAACTCCCAAGGTCGTCGCCGGAGACGGTGATCGCGACGAGGCCGCCGCGAAACCGCGTGGTGATGAACTGCGTCGCCTTGGTCACGGTGTATGGACCGTAAGTGCGCGGCGTGTCGCCAGGATAGTCGACCACATCGAATGTCATCCTGATCTGCGCCGTGGCCGGATCGCCGTACTCGCCCCAGATAAAATCAGGCCTCCACTGATCGACGAAGACATAGTCCTCGCCTTCGCCGAGCCGGAAATAGCCGGTGGTGTAGGACCACGAGAGCGGCTGCCCCGCAGCATCATTGGTGGTCTCGTGCTGGTAGATCACACCGGCCGGGTTGGCGGCGATCGGCGGCCCGAACACGTTCTGATCGATCCAGGCCGAGCGCGGCAGGTAGCCATAATCCCATGGCTGCCCGGGCTCGCTGATGTTGTATTTGACGTAAGCGTCGTTCTCGCCGTTCGAGCTTGCTGTCGTCGTGAACAGGTAGCCGACCTCATTGAACGGCGTGTTCGGCATCGCGCGCACGTTGTTGATTTTCGTCATGTCGATGTTCTGGAACACGAAGTCCCACACCGGGCACGGCACCACCTCCACGCCGGCGCCGGCGTAACGATAGAAGTTTGAGGCGCCCATCCAGTGCACGCCGCCGCGCAGTGACTGCACCGCGTGCGAAGATGCCGCGCCGGCCCCCGCACCGATCTTGTTGAAGCCGTAGACGTTCGGGAAGCCGATGAAGTTCATGATCCAGAGGTCGAGATCGGTCCAGATCAGGTTCTGATTCGACACCGCCATGCCGGCCACGATGCGTGACCCGATCGGAATGCGGAAATTGCGCGCCAGATTGGTGTCGCTCGGGGTCCAATCGAAGAAGTTTCCCGAATCGCTCCACTGCACCAGCATCGGATCCTGCAGCACGCCGATCTGCTCGGTCGCGGTCGAACCATAGGCAATTAGGATCTGCGCGGACGTCGAGACGAATATGCCGGCATTGAAGATAGGGCCCGAGGAGATCAGGCTGACGTTCTGGAAACCGCCAGTCGGGTCCCAGTAATAGATCCCGCCGCCCTTCGGACACGCCAGCAGCAATTGGCCCCAATTATCCATGGTCCAATCCGAGGCGGTGATCGGGGTGCCTTGCTGCCCCGCCTGCGCCGTCCCCAGGCCGTAGCCGCCGAGACCATAGCCACCAAGACCATAGCCGACGCCGCCGGGTGGCGGCCCCAGGGTAATGTAATAGACTATCTCGGCGTTGCCGCCGTTCATCGGAACCGCTCCGGCGGCAGTGGCCTGCGCGTTAGCCGGGATGATGAAATTATTGGCGTCGGTGATCGAGGTCGCGGTGTAGAGGCCTTGGATGGTGATCCCGTTGGCATTGGTCGGGATGGGAAACACGATTGTGTTCTGGGGCGCAGCACCTAGACCGTGGCCCGGGAAGCCTACCGAGACGTTGGAGCTGTTGATCCCGGTGGTGAAAACTGGAACAGCGCCGCCGTTGTTAACCAGCGCCGTAGCCTTGGTGGCAGCCGTAATCCGATAGCTGTGAACGCCGGTGACGGTGTCGATCGGATAGAGCCCGGACAACACGATGCCGCCGACCTCGACCGGGGTGTTGAAGAACACCGAATCGTAAGTCGTCACCGTGTTGATGTTGCCATCGGTGACCAGAACGCTGGCCGAGCCGACCGTGGTCGAGAAGTTCGGCGCAAAATCGCTGACCTTGGTCTGCGGCGTCAGTGCCTTCAGGGTGGACCCGGTCACCACAGCGAGCTGCGCGGTGGTGCCGATCGCGAGCCGGCTCACGGTGTTGAGGTCCTGCCACGCATGCAGGTCGCGCGGCACCCCGCCGATCGCGAACGGATAGAAGTTTTGCCAGCCGCCATATTTCTGGATCAGGCTGTCGCGATAGCGGATCAATTGGCTCGCCACGACGCCGGCCTCATTCAAGGTCGGCGTGCGCTCGACGTTTACCCCGGGCACGAGCTTGACGCCGCCGAATGCCATAGCTTGGTCCCTCTCAATATGCGCCGAGGCGCCAATCTACCCGATCAGGTCTTCACGACCCAGATTCCGGTCACCAGGGTGTTCGGCATATTGTTATGGGATCCACTGCCCCCGGAGCTGTAGGTGGTGTCGAGCCCGTTGGAGGAGTTGACACGAACGCCGGTGGCTGCTGCGGCGGTGGCGCCCGCAACGGGGGTGTTGCCGAACGCGCCGCCGCCGCCGGTGTTGCCGGTGCTGCCGGCAAGGTTGGCGACGCTGTGAGCGTGGGTCGGATCATAAATGCCAGCGCCGTGAAAATGCGACGGCATCTGCGCTGCCGTCAATGTGATGCTTTGCGCATCCAGCGCGGCGCCGATGGCTTGGCCGTTGATGCCGCAGCCGCCCACGGTGACGCGCGAGCCTGTGCCATCATAAGCGAGCGGATAGCGGCCGCGCAGGTCCGGGACGGCAAATGTGCTAACGCCGTTGCCGCCGAAGCTCCCGCCGAGGCGATTGAACAAATAGGGATAATCCGACACATTGTAGACCGTGCCGTCACAGAGCAGGTACGGCTTGATCGTATTGAATATCACCCAGCCCGGGATCGCGTTGAGGCCAGCCCAAAACTCCAGCGCGCCCGGTCTTCCCATCCCGACAAAGCGGACAACGGATCCATCATTGTAGACGGTGACGGGCTCTCCTGGCGGCAGCGACACCGCTTCGACCTGGGCGGTGGCCCCCTGCACCTGAATCTGCGCGGCGCCGGTGGTGAGGTTCTCCATGACGTAGCGCCCCGGCAGGGGCAGAATCACAAGGACATTGCCAACGAGAGCGCCGGTAAATCGAATCACCGCGTTCTGCGCTTGGGTAGGGCCCGGCCCCGGCGTTGCCGTAAAGCCCGATGGCGACGTCAGCGTCACGATGCCGGAGCTGACGGGGATGGACTGCACGCCACCGAAAAGGCCGTCGATCGCCACCATATTGGGGTTGACGTCGTCCTCGCCCCAGAGGTCCACATCCGCACCCGTCAGAGGCACGATGATTCCCGTGTTTACCGTGCGCGGATTGACCACTTCACTCCCCCTTGCTTGATCTCAGATGCCGCCACCAATAGCCCCCTACGTCCGCGGCGGCGTTGCCACCGGATCTGGCGACTTCGACGACCAACCCTGCGCTCCGAACTTTTTACGGATCTCCTCGACCCGCGCCGATTCGAGCAATTTTGCCAAATGCGTCTCCCAGCTTATCGAAGACTGCGGGTTGTCGCCCGTGGCCGAGAAGTTTTGCTGGTATGCAGCCGAGAAAACCATCGCCGCGGCCAGAAACACGTCGGGCAGATACTGGCTGAGGAACGTCGTCGGGTTGGAAGCCGAGAGTGCGGCGGGCCGAATGGTGCCGACCACCTCGACGGTATAGTTTCCGTCGGGCCACGGCCCCAGAATCCAGTCCTGCTGGGTGATCGGCGCGAACAGCGCCGGGACGCCTTCGCCGGCCGCGCTCGGATAAACAACGTCGAGATATTCCCTGGAGACCGGCAGCAACGGCACCCGCGAACCCAGCTCCGGGTTGGTGACCCCAGCCGGCACAATCGCGTTCATCTCTTCAACCACAACGAAGGTGCCGCTGATGGTCGGCAGCGAGAACTTGCGGCTGCCAGCGGTGAGAACGCCGGTAGCAGTGACGACGGTCGAGAGCAGATCCAGCTCGCGGTAGATCCGCTGCTCGGCGTCGTCGATGATATTCGGCAGCACCGTGATGAAGCCGGGGTCAGCCGTGTCGACCGGCAGCAAGTTGGCCAGCGACGTCACGAAACTGGAGTAGGTCAGCCCCGGCATTATTGCGCCTCATACCATCCGGTCAAAGTGATCGACCAGCCCGTGGTGATCGAATTGGTGTTCGATACGTTCGTGATTCCCATGGTCGTGGCATTTGCCGCCATCGAACCCCACCACGGCGCCCCCGAGACGGCGGTTTCGCGGCCGGTAAATATAAATGTGCCTCCAGATCCTCCCGTTGCCTGCACCGGAAGGGCGACATTGTTGATGACGCCGCCGGTGAAGGTGCCGGAGATGGTGATCGTCACCGTCAGATTGATCAGCTTGCCAATCTGCTGGTAGCGGCCCTGTCCCGTGCAGACGGCGGTGCCGGTGGACTGGCCACAACTTACCGTCGGCGAGTAGGTCGAGAAGGCGCCGCCGGTGTTGCCGGTGCCGCCGTTGGCGACCGCCAGGGTGCCGGTGAGCGTCGGCGTAATCGCGGCGGTGCCGTCGAAGTTTACACCCGTTGCGGTGAGGCCGGTCGAGCCACCGATGCCGATCGCCCGGGCGGTGGCGAGCTTGGTGGCGCTGGCAGCGAGGGTGGCGTTGCCCGCCGTCAGACCGGCAGCCGTGCCGGTCAGGTTGGTGGCAACGCCGGAGACCGGCGTTCCCAGCGCCGGGTTGGTCAGCGTCAGCGTGCCGGCGCCCGCCGAGATGGTGAGACCGCCGGTCAGCCCGGCGCCGCTGGCAAGCTGCGCGGATGGCGTGGCGCCGCCCTGCACAACCATCTGAAGATAGCCGTTGGCAATCGCGGTAAGCGTCGCCGCCGTGGTGGCAATCGTGCCGCTGTTGCTGGCCGTTCCGTTGTTCTGAGAGATCAGGTTGTTGGAAAAGCCGGTGTTGGTGGAGATCGCGTTGATCGTGCTGCTGGCGCCGGTGCCGTAGGTAAAGACCGGGGTTGCCAAGGTCTTGTTGCTAAGGGTCTCCACCCCCTCTTCGGTCGCCACGGTCCCGGAGACGCTCGGGAACACCTGATAGCGGCTGTTGGCCCCGATCAACCCCACCATGCCGCTTGAGCCCGCAGGCCCCATCGGCAGGCGGAACACGTTATTGTCGGGCGTGCCTTGGCCCTCGTTGTGCTCGCAGACATTGTAGGTGGTGTTGGCGGTCACCGACTGCAGCGTGTTGGACGCTACGATCACGCCGGACACGTTGCTGCCCGAGATCTCGATCCCACAGGGCGGCCCGCCAGCGACCTGATTGGCGCCCGAGATCACGTTCCCGAACACGCTGGTGTTGGTGTAGGAATTGGCGCCGCCGTTGCCGTAGATGCCAACTCCGGAAAACCCGGGGTTGATGAGGTGGTTGTCGGAGACGGAGGTGTTGACGACCGGATTGACGCCATCATCGGTGACGGAGATGCCGAAGTCGTATCCAGACGTAGCTCCGTTGCCGTTGACGTTCCAGAAGCAGCGATTGGCCGACGTCTTGGTGTTCGAGTGAACACCGGACGCAATGCACTCTCGGCCGGTATACTTGATGTCGTTGCCAATCGTCGATGCGCCGATGCTCTGGGCGCCGATCCCGAACGAGCCGCCCTGCTGGTCGATCGTGTTGCCGATCACCAAGGCGCCTACCGCATTGTAGTCGGTCCAGATGGCGCTGCTGTACTGGTAGTTGCTACCCACCGGCGTCGCCGTGATCGCCACGGCGCCGACCTGACCCGCGATGTTTCCGATCGTGTTGCCAGTGATCAGCGAGTAGGTGCTGACGTCGTAGATGCCGATATTCCACCAGCTGCTGACGTGATTGTTGGCCATCACCGTCTGGTAGGACGACAAATTCACCAGCGCCTTGGCGCCGCTGAAGGTGTTCTCGCCGATATAGGAGCCCACGCCCTGGTTCAACGTGAAGCCGTTAAAAGACATTCCAGGCTGGGCCGTGATGACCATGCCGGTCATCCGAAACGTTCCATTCGCCATCGAGGCCGACACCCCCGACGCCAAGCCATCGGTGGTCTGGGCGATCGCGATGATCTGCGACTGGCCGCCGCCGGCGCCGACGACCGCGCGCACCGTCGAGGGAATCTGCAGGCCTCGAACGGTATAGGTCCCGGCAGGAAAAGAGACCGCCGTGTTGGCCGCGAAGGCGGCCGTAATTGCCGCGGTGTCATCGTGCTGCACGATCGCGCCCGACACCGTCGTCGAGGCCGGGGCCGCCAGTGTGAGGGTGGTGGTGTGGGCCCCGGACACGATGGTGGTGGCCAACCAGTTGGCGAGCGGCGAGCTGGGCGGGGTCGCCGGCGCCCCCAGGATGGTCTGGGCGGGCAATCCCGTGTCGTAAATGCTGGTGCCGGTGAAGCAGCCAAGCAGCTGAAACGCGCCCCCGTTCTTGCTGCGCCACACCAGCGTGCACATCGCATTTGTCCCGGTGGTCCAGGACACTTGGTTCATCGTGATGCCGGCGGTGCCGGCCTGATAGGTGCCGAGCGTCGCGACACCCGTAGCGAGCGTCGCCGTGCAGCCAGCGGCGGTGACGCCGCCATTGTTGTCGCGGCCCTCGACGCGATAGGTGTAGCTGGTGCTGCCGGACCCGTTGATGGACGCGAGCGCGGTGAGACACGAGGCGCCGATGCTGGTCGCCGGTCCCGCATTCAGGACCACCACGCCCTGGCCGTTGGCAAAATCGAGCGCGCTCGACAGCGACAGGGAGGTGCTGCCGGAGGTGATCGAGCCGGTGGTCGTGCTGGCCGACCCGGACGCGCCGTAGGCCGTCACCATGGGAAGGCACGTCGGACACGACAAGGTGCCGAGCACGGAATCCAGCACCAGCGGGCTGGTGGCGCTCGACGCCAGCGTGCCCGAGCCGGTCGGCAATTGCAGCACCGAACCTCCGGCGGCGGACTGGGCAACAAGGGTCGACGTCCCCGAGCCAGAGCCGGCCAGCCCGATTTGGCCGGTCGACGTGCCCGGGATACCGAGCACGGGATTGGTGAGAGCCGTCGGCGCCGCCGAGGCCGTGGTGCGGTTGCCGAGAATCGTGCCGCCCCCGATCGGCGACAGCGCGCCAGGAGGGATCGACTTCCAAGTCGCGAGCGCGGAAGAACCGCTGTCATTGCCGCAGAACTTGTTCGGTGGCGCCGAAGTTCCGCACTGTGCCTTGGCCGGCCCGCAAAACGAGACCGCAAGCGCGAGCCCAACCAGGATAGAACGAAGCAACTTCATCATGCGCTCCCAAGCGTCCAACTGTTTATCGCGGCGATCGGCCGGAAGAAGTAGCCCCCGAAGGGCGTCGTGATCGGAATGGTGGCGTAGGTGTCCGCTACTTCGCCTCCGGTGAAGGTCACCGTGATGCCGTTACCCAAAGCGTCTGCGGTGCCGGCGATGTCCTTTACCAGAGGCTCGACGAAATAAGTACTCGCCATGTTCATCGAGATGTAGGTCGGCTCGGCAATCGTCTTGTCGACATAGATGCGGCTGATTGTCGGTCCCGGCACATACGGATTGCCGATGGTTGAATATTGTCCAGTGCGGATGATCACCGCATGAAGGCTGAGCGCGCTAAGGAGCGCCGCGAGCTGACTGGTGGTGATCTGGTAATTGACGCCGGCAGCCTCGTTGGTCTGGCCGGCCGGCGCCGCCACGATCTCCATCAGCTCGGTACCGTCGAGCGTGCCGGAGAACACCGGCAGGTCCGTCATCTGGCCGCCCTGGAAGACATCCGGCGTGATTGGGTTGACGCTCACAGATGCCCCCTCAATTGGTGTCGAAATATTTCAGGACTTGCAGGTAGCGCGGCCGCCCGCCCTGCAGATAGCGCGGCTGGCCACCCTGCACGAGCCGCGGCCAGTATTCGTCGATGGCGTAGGATTCCGGCAGCGCGTTCATGACCGGCTCCGGGTCCGGCGACAGCACGATCGAGCCCAGCTGGCGCTGCGGCCTGTCGAGGCAGGTGTCGCAGACCTGCAGGTTGAGTGAGATCAGCTGCAGCCCGGCCCATTCATGCTGGGTTTCGAAATCCCGAACATTGCCGACAAAGCCGCAGCGCTGACACGTCCCCCATCCCCGCGGCGAGCGCGGGTTGGTTCGGGCCATTTTTGGGTGCGGACGGTGGCTCACAGATGCCCCCAGCGATGACCGTTCTTGATGTCCGACACACGGCTCGGGTCAATATCGAAGAAGCCAGCAATCTCTTTCTGAGGAAGGCCACGGAACAGCCGGCTGCGCCCATCTTTGAACTCAACGAGGCGGTCGAGACTGCGCACACGTCCTTGATCAGAGACTTCGTAGTGTCCCTCGTATCCGACCACCGCTCGCCAATTCTCGATCATTCCCCCTCATAGCATCGGTCGCCTAGCGACGATAGTAAGAGCCAATGTTCGGCGAGATCGTCACCGGCACGTTCTCGACGTTCTGCGTCGCCGCGATCGTCCAGGCCTCGACCGCGTCGGCCTTGCGCAGCTTCTCGATCTCGGTGGTGGCGTAGGGCCGCGACAGCCGGTGCGAGAGGCCGGCGACGAACCAGTCCAGCCACAGATACGGCACGTCCGGCGTCTCACCGCCGGCGAGGTTGGCGTCCTGCATCTGGACGCAGCGATAGTAATTGAGCGTGTAGGTGTTGCTCTGATTCGGCACCGGCCACATCGTGATCGTCGGCGCAATCAGGCGGTCGAACCAGTAGCAGGTCGGCCGCCCCGGCGTCAGCTTGTTGGCGAACGAGGCGTATTCGGTGCGCGAGACCGGCACGATGTAGATGTCGTTGGCGTCGCTCGGCGAGGACACGCCGGTGGTGATCCAAGCATCCAAGATCATCACGGTCTTGGCGTCGACGGCATACTCGGCCTGCCCGTTGATCAGCGGCACCGAGACCTTCTCGACCTTCCACAGATTGACCTGCTTGTTGGCGGCCTCGGCGAGCAGGAAGTTCAGCTCGCGCCGCGCCGTCATCATGTGCTCGACTCGAATCGATGGCGCGAAGATCTTGATGCGCTCATAGGCGGCCAGCACCACCTCGCCGTTCGAGACCGAAAAGTTATAGGTGCCAGAACTGGCCATGGGCGCCCTCTCAAACCGTCGCGGTGCCGGTGATGATATTGCTCGCGTCTTGATAGACGCGAACGTAGTCGGTTTCCATCACCTGCGGCGATGACGGCACCGGCGTCGTCCAATTGTTGGTCGGCCAGGAGCCACCGATCGCCAGATTGAGCAGGAAATGCGCCATGCCGCCGTCCGAGCCGTCGTCGTGCTTCCAGACGCAGCGGCGCGCCGCGATCGGCTCGCCGTCGATGTAGAACGTCACCACCCCGTCCGGTGACCACAGGCAGCCATAGACGTGCCAGTCGATGCCGAAATAGTTCGGGTCGAGCGTGGCCGGCGCCTTCCAATATCCGTAGGTCTGGTTGACGTTGATGTCGGCATAGAGGTAGCGGCCATTGCCGTCCGGCATCGCCGAGCGGTGGACGTTGTGGTGGATCATGTTCGGCAGCTCGGTGACGCCGGTCACGACATATTCGAAGATGTCGATCTCGGGCGGCCAGCCGACCTGGGGGTTGAGCCACATCGCCGGCCACACCCCGCGCTCATAGGGCAGCTTGCAGCGCGCTTCGATGTAGCCGTACTTGAACGTCGTGACCGATCGGATCATCGACGAATCGAACAACGGGTAGGTGATGCTGCCGGACGGTGCGTGGCCGGCGGTGCCGGGCCGCGGCGTCGCCGTGAACTTCAGCGTGCCGTTCGAGACGATGTGGTTGTCGACATAGCGCTCCAGCTCGTCGTTGAGGAAGTCGAGCTGGCCGTTGTTGTAGATGTAGCGGGTCTTCCACTTGGCGTGGTCGAGCGCGGTGCCGTCGAACTCGTCGCCCAGGATCAGCTGATAGGTCTTGCCGTCGTCGGGCAGGAAGCCGCCGCCGGACAGCGGGTCGCCGCCGGCGGCCGGCCGCAGCGTCACCAGCGGGGTGTGGGTGCCGTAGAGCGGGATCCGCGCCGGCGTGACAGCGAAGTCACTATAGGTCTGGGCACTTCCCTTGGAGACTATGGAGTAGGCTGCATCGTAGACCCAGCAGCCGTACCGATAGTTACCCAGAGCCAGATTGTGGGCCCACTTTGTACTGAATTGCTTGGGCGTCTGGGTAATCGGCTGCGCGTAGGAATATTGCTCGTGAACTACGACGTTGTCAGTTGCGCGGATGATGACCTGACGAATGTGGTAGGTCCCAGCCGAGGCGGCATCAGCCGCCGCAACTGAGCTTTGCATGGTGATGGTGTCGCCGGGGTGGATGGCCGCGATGGCGGCGTTCTCAATCAGGAAGTTCATGATCCGGTGACCCCCATTCCGCCTACAGCGCGGCCAGAGCCGCGTTGGCGACCGCAGCCATCCCCGCAAGGGCACCGGTCGGATGCGTGCCGTCGTTCGTGTTGCCCGGCAACCACTTGTTCGGATCGACGCCCCGGCACGACGCCCTGACATCCGCCAACGCCACGATACTTGATCCCACCTGCGTCGCGAGCCACACGTTGACCGTGTCGGCAACGCCATTGAGTTCGAAGCCGGCGCGCGGCGTCTGGTTGGCCTCCGTCGCCCAGCTGTCGGTTGACGTGGTGCGCGGCAGGGTGTTCGCCATCACGATCTTTGCATCTGGCCGCGCCGCAACAATGCGCGCCCAGATCGTCTGCAAATCGGCCTCAATTTGAGCGGCTGTGCGGCTGTAAAATACGTCGTTGGTCGGGCCGTCCATCAGGAACGTATCGGCGTATGGGTAGAGCGCAGCGCGCTTGGTCCCGCCAGCGGCGAGCGTCTGATAGCCGGAGCCGCCGCGCGCCAGCTTGGCCCACGGCATCGCATGGCCCTTTACCGAATATGCCGCCCGCGCCGCAAAGCCGCCCGAGGTCGGGCCGTTGCCGAGGACATCGTTCTGGTATTCGGCGATGCTCGTCTGCATGATGATCAGCGAGCGCATCCTGCCATACGGCTTGCCGAGGACGGCAAGCAGCGGCGGACGAACCGCCGAAGTAAAGCCGCCAGATGGCGCCGAGAAGATTCCTGGGGTCATGACCTGCGAGGCAGAGGCGCTGGGACAGACATAACCATCCTCGCCATTTGCTGAAAGCAACGTCAGGACGTTGTTGATTGACCAAGTGGCATTCAGTGCCACGACCATGTGGTTCTTGACGTAAAAAGTCGTATCCACCGGGATGTAAGTTAGCCCGAAAGCAGATGCCGGCACTGCATCGCTAAGGTAAAGAGCCGCGGCGGCGGGGCAGGTGCCGACATTGGCCGCGGAATAAGTCACGCGGATCGGCCCGGGGATCGGAGCGCCGGGCATCTCGATCGACGCCTCTACCGTGTAGCTGCTGGTCGTGATTTCCGTTCCGGCAGTTGGGCCGGTCGGCGACCCGGGGACGTCAACATAATAAGCGCAGTGGGCGAGTTGGAGTTCAGCGAGAGGCTTCCCGCCGGTTTTGTGAACGGTGCGGGTCATGCGGCAGCGGCCGGCGTCTGTCGAGGCCGTGCTGACGGTATTCGGGTTCGCCGTTCCGAACGCCACGATCTGCGTGCTGCCCACGGGGCCAAGCGATGACCCGCTGAGAGTAACCCCCTGGACATTCAGCATGGAGGTCGACGTCAGCTGCACGCCGGCGCCGGTGATCTGCGTGCCGTCGCCGAACTGGACGCCGTCATTGAGCTGGAGAACGCCGCTCATGGAGCCCCGCTATGGCTGCTGCGTGCCCTGCAGGAAGACGAAGCGCAGGGAGCCGGAGATGGCCGTGATGTTGACGCGGACCGCGCGCACGGGGAAGGCGTAGTTGGAGACGCCGGTGGCGGTCTGTCCTGGCGGCAGATTGGCGTCGGAGAACCACGTCACAGCAGTGCCGTCCGGGTCATCCAGCGTGTACTCGATGCCGTAGGTCGCGGTGCCGGAGGCGATGATCGCGGCCACCGAGGCATTGAACGGCGACTGCTGATAATCGGTGACGACGGGGGTCTTGGCGCCGGTGGTGGTGAAGGTGACGCTGTAGGCGTTGGGCACGGCGATCTCCTAATTGGACCGCTCAGTCGCCCTTCCCGATGCCGGGAAACTTGCGGTGGACAGCAGCCCGAACCTTTTCCTTCAATTCCGGATAGCCGTACTGGCTGACCCGGGAAAGCGCGTTGCGGGCGTGGCTCGCGTCGGGGATCGGATAGGAGCGGTCTGGGCCGGCGAAATCCTTCGCCGGCAGATCCTTGCGCTCCTTTGACGTGAGCCGCGCCACGGTCTTGTCAGCCCTTCGAGACGCGGCGCGCCGAGGAGAACGGGTTCTTGTCGGCGCCGACGCCGCCACCGCTGGCGCGGCGCGGGCGATCCATGCGGGCTTTGGCCATGCCGCCCTCGGGCGCACAAACCTTGCCGCCCTTCTTGCGCTGCTTGGCTTCCTTGAAGACGTTCGGGTTGCCAGAAACCTTGTCGGGCATCGCTCTCTCCTGCGCGGCTCAAACCCGTTACGGGTTCTGCCAGTTGACGGTCTGCACGTAGATGTAGGTCACCACGGTCTGGCCGGCCGCTGCCGACCCCACCGGGGTCACCGTGGCCACGATCGCCTCGTTGGAGCCGGTGTCCATCATCGCCGACAGCTGCGCTGCGGTGAAGGTGGGGCGGATCCGGCCGGCGGCGGTCTTGACGTCAACCGAGCCGGCATACTGAGTGCCGGCGGCAGCGGTGCCCACCGACAGCGTGTCGGAGGTGGCGCTGTTCCAGGCGGTCAGCGTGTCGACCAGGATGTCGATCAGCACCGAATGCTTCGGCAGATAGGCCGTCGCGCTGACGGCATTGGCTGCGTTGGCGTTCAGCGTCACCTGCTGCATGCAGACCGACAGGCCGAGGTTCGGGCCGATGCCAGAGGCGTTCTGGCCCATATGGTTGCCCGAGACCACCGGGCCGGCGAACCCGGTCCCGGAGATACCAGAGCCCACCAAGGGGGCGACGATCTGCGACTGTACGGCCATGCTCGTTCCTCAAGGGTTGCGTGGAAGGAAGAACCCGCCCCTTACGAGGACGGGAACTCGCCCCAGGCCGCGCGCGGGTCGTTGTAGCCGAACGAGTAGCGCTCGTAGGCCTTGACCAGCAGGTTGTCGGTGATGTTGTCGACCCACATGTCGCTCTCGTAGGGAATGCGCAGCATGTGGATCAGGCCCTCGATGTTCGTGGTGACGAACCACGCATAGTTCGAGGTCAGGAAGTCCATCACCAGGAAGCCTTCCGGCAGGCCGCCGGAGGTCGTGAGGATGGCGTTGACGTCGTTGTCGGCGGTGCCGGGCCGCAACTCCGACTTCATCAGGCGGATCGCGACCGGCTGCAGATTGACCGGGACGATCAGGCGGCGGGCGCGGGCCAGGATCTTCAGGCCGCGCTCGTTGACGAAGTTCGAGCGCACGTTCGCCATGACGGCGAGCAGGCTCGATTCGTTCAGCGACTTCGGCGTCGAGGAGGTGTTGGCCCAGGTCCCCTGATCCCAGGGGTGGTCGGTCGCGAACAGCGCCTTGCCGTCGCCGATCTGGGCCGAGTTGTAGACGTTGCCCAGGTTGAGGACGTTGGCGGCCTGGATCTCCTTGAACTGCGCGAACGCTTCCTGGAGCTTCAGGTTGGTCGGATTGAACTGGGCCTTGTAGAGGTTGTCGTCGATCGCCTTGCGGGTGATCGCGTAGCCCAACGCGACCTCGATATGCACGAACGCCCAGGTGAAGCGCTCGCCGGCGTTGTTGTCGAACTGCGTCGCCGCGCCTTCATCCTTCAGGAACGGCAGCGCCACGAACGCCATCTGGGTCGAGCGCTCGACGGCCATCGCCGACTTGTGGGTCTTGAAGACCTTGTCCCACTGGCGCGGGATCATCTCGTAAGAGCCGCGGACGTCGAACAGTCCCGGCAGCAGCTCGGACCGGATACTGGCAAGTGCGATAGGCATGTTTAGCTCCTCACCGGGAGGGCTGGCTGATTAGGCCAGACCCTGCAGCTGCTTGAAGGTGGTGTTGTTGAACGTCACGACGCACCAGCCATACGCCGTGCTCGGATCGCTGCCGTTGCCGACCACGCCGAAATTGCCTTGGGTGGTGACGGGGGCCACGATGCGGAACGGCAGCGTGTTGGTGGTGTTGAGCGTCGACTGGTCGACGGTGGCGCCGGAGAAGCCGGTCACAGTGCTGCCGGTGCCGATCGCGAAGTCGACGTTCTCGCCGATGTTGGCGGTGACGATCGAGGTGTTGAGCGCCGCCGCCATGAACAGGGCGTTCGGAGCGTTGATGATGTAGGCGGTGGCGTCCACCGAGGCGCCGGCGCCGGGCCAGTACGGCGACCACACCGGGGTGCCGCCAACCGGCGTGTACATGCAGCCGTCGAAGATGCCGGCGAGAGCCTGCGTGGCGCCCGCGGCCGCCTGCTTGATCTTGCCGGTGGTGGGGTCGACGATGACGGGGTCACCGCGATAAATCTTGGTGGTGTTGGTCGACAGGATCACGCCGGTCGCCAGCTGATAGTCGGGGGATCCGCCGGAGGTGTATCCGATGTGGCGGAAGCCAAAGGTTGCCTGGGTGTTGGCCACGAGAAATCGCTCCGGGTTACGGAGGCATCTCCACAGCACGCATGGCTAGGATGTTCGCCTGGGTTTGGTCCGACCGCAGCTCGCGCTCGGTAACGTGGCAGGGCGTCTGCCGAACTGATCAGGCCTTAAGGCGGATCAGCGTCTGCTGATGTTCTCAGCGTCGGAATCTTCCCTACAGCAAAAGTTCCGACACTGTCAACATGTTGTGACGTTCACTCGGCCGCTTCACCAGCCTTGGTGACGATGTCGAGACCGGCCTTCATCGCGCGCTCCTGCGCAAAGCAGCCGACGAACGCATGCGGGCCTTCGTGCGTGAAGGTGTACTGCGTCGTCGCCCACACCTTGCCGCCGGCCTCGCGGAATCTGCGGCAGAACGAGATGTCCTCGCTCACCTTGCCCTCCGGCACGCGCAGGCAATCGAAAAACCCGAAGGTGCGGCTGGCACCGGCAAAGCGCAGGTCCGGGATCGTCATGTAGGGCCGCACCAGCTCGGGGAATTTCTCCAGCATCATCGCAACCGCATCGCGGCGAATCAGCAGGCAGCCGGCGCCAAGGCCGTCGACCTCGATGAAGCCCTGGCGATATTCCGGCGCCGCGGTGCCGCTCGCCACCCACTCCAGCGGATAGCACTTCTTCGGATAGATGCCGCCGACCAGTGGCTCGTTGAAGGTCAGCATGTCGAGCACGGCCTGCGGCGGGAAGCCGACGTCGGCATCGAGAAACAGCAGGTGCGTCGAGTCCGGCATGGCATCGTACCAGAACGACAGCACCATGTTGCGGATCTCCTCGATGTCGGGCCAGGAGAACGAGGCGATGTTCGCCGAAATGCCCTTCGAGATCAGCGCACCCATCAGCGCGTGGCTGGTCTCGAAGGTGGTGGTGGTGATCTGCCGGCCGAACGCCGGGACGAAGACGAATACCTTGGCCATTTTTGGTGTCCCAATCTCAGGAGGATACGATTACGGGGCACCGATCGATGGTGCCCCGCAATGAAGATCAGCATTTGTGCGCGGTAAGGGGTCAAAACTCGCCGCTGTCCGGATCGATCTCGTGCTCGGGCCGCGGGATGTCGTGGCCGTCGTCGTTGAAGTCGATCTTGAGGCCGCCGCCATGGCCACGGCTGCGCGCCACGCTGGCGCCGGGCAGTTGCTTCTGGGTCAGCTTCAGCGCGTCGGTGCGGTCGCGGACCTGGGCGCGCGCGTGCGCCTCGTCCTCGTCGCGGGCCTCCTGCGACAGCGACAACGGCCGCTCCTCCAGGCGCAGGCCGCCGACAACGATCTCGCCCTCGAACCCGACCGGGGTCCAGCGTCCGGCATGGCGCGCCGCCGGCACCGGGCGCCAGCCGTTCTGGTACATCTGCAGGTCGCCCTGCAGGATCTCGTTGATGCCCTTGTTGAGCACCGTGACCGGGTTCCACTGGTAGTCCCAGCCCTTCGGGATCTCGTTGCGCGGCACGTCGAGCGGGTCTCCGCTAGCGATGCGACGGCGGGTCAGGCGGGCGCCGTCACGGCCGAGCGCGACGATCGCGCCCTCGCGGGGGTTCTCCCGGACGGCCTCACGAGCCGCCTCAGAGCGCGGCGGGACGGGGCGGGGATTGGCCCGGGTCGGCGTTGCGGTCGCCTGGGCGGCCCTCCTGGGCTGCGGAGCGGCCACTGTGGCGCGCTTGGTCTTGGTGAGCTTCTTCTTCGGCGCGCGCACGGCCGGCTGGTCGATGTCCATCGCGTCATTCATCGGTCGTTTCCTTCTTCAGGTTGGCGCGCACGTTGTCGACCGCGATCGGCAGCAAGATAGCGCGAAGGGTGGGCCACCAGGGTGCGCCCTTGTCGGCCTCGACGGCCGCATAGAACTTATCAGCGATCGGGCCCGGCGCCAGGGTGCGGTCCTTGCGCACCACCTCGGCCTCCAGCCGATCGCGTTCCTTGAAGATCTCCGGGATGTGCGGCGTCATATCGCGCGGGATCGCGACAATGGTCTCGATGGTCTTGGTGGAGCCGACCTGGGCAAAGCCTTCGTCGGTATCGATCTCGACGAGGTCGCCGACCTTCACTTTCTTCAGCGAATCGAGCTTCCCGACCGCGGTCTGGGTGCCGACCGTGACGGAGCCGGTGAGGCCGAGCGCGGCGTTCTTGGACGCCCAGTCGGCGACGTTCTGCTGCGCCTTGGTGCGCGCCCGCTCCAGATCGTGTTCGGCCTCGGCCTTTGGCCGCTTACACAGGAACAGGTTGTCGCGGTAGACCGGACCGCGCATGCCAAAGGGTCCGAACGCCCCGTCGTGATCCTCGAATAGCACCGGCGACCAGCCGGGCTTCTCCTGGCTGTCGTTCCACTGATAGGACATGCCGTGCGGGATGATCTTCGGATCAACCTCGAACGGGTCGGCGGGGCGCCTGACGATGGTGTAGCCGGCGCCCCACAGATCGTGGATCTGGTCGGTGGTGAGGATCTCGGTGACGAGGCTCATGATGCACGCCTTCTGCGTTGGCTTACACTTCGACGTTGTTACGGTCGTAGAGGCCGGCCTTCATGCCCTCGTGCTTGCGACGCGCCATCTCGGCAAGACCGATCGGCTCACCCTTCTTGAACTTCCCGCCCGGATCATCCCAGTTCCAGACCAAGGTGCCGTCGGTCGCCGAGGCCGCCTCGCCCTTGGTGAGCTTGACCTGGACGGTGCCGCCATTGAGGCCACCCCCGGTGGCGCCGCCGGCGGCCGCGGCCGAGCTGGGACGGCGCCCATCGGCTGCGGGCTTCTTCTCGACCTGCTGTTGCTGCTGCTTCACCGGCTTGATCCCCTGCTCGATGCGCTCGAAATATTCGTCGCTGTCGACCGGGATGTCGTCGGCCAGCGCTAGATTGTGTGCCGCCAGCATGCGCGCGTTCAGCTTCGGGTCGGTGATGCACTGCGGGTGCGCCCGCAGCCACGCCGCCGATTTCGGCGACACATTGCCGTTGGCGATCACGGCCTCGACCGGATCCGCCGGCGCGGTGCGGACCGGCTGCCGGCCCTGCTGCTGGGCCGGACCGCGCTTGGCCGCCTCCTTCAGATCCTGGTGGGCCTCGACCAGCTTGGCGCGGTTGACGATCGCCTGCTGCATCGCCCGGTTGGCGCGCGCCATCGCCGCGCCGTCGCCGGCATCGAACGCATGGGCATAGGCCGCTTCGGCCGCCTCGGTGTCGGCGTCGATCTGCGCGATGCCGTTCTCGATGGTCTCCAGCTGGCTGACGGTGACCTGCGATTCGGCGCGCTGCAGGCGCTGGTTGGCCTCCCGCAGCTGCTGCTCGGTCTGCTGCTGGCTCGCCACCACCGTGCTGAGCGCGCCGGTCATCTGCGTGAACTGCTTCTTCAGGTCCGCGACCGGGTCGCCGCCGTCCTCGTCGTTGAACGAGACCTCGGCGGCGCCGGTCTTCACCACCACGTCATCGGTCTTGACCACCTGCGAGGTATCACCGGGCAAACTCACAATCACGTCGTCGTCTTCACCGGCCATGGGGCCCTCCGATAGTAATCGGCCCAACCTTGGGCCTCGATGTTAAGACCTCGGCGAGCGATCATTCTGTCGAGCCGGTAATTTTCGATGTCTTCCCGGGCGATCCAGCGCCCGAGCAGGAGGCGCGCCTTCAAACGTCGCTTGGAGGCGCGCTTTCGCATCAGAAGTACAACTCCGGATCTTTCACCTTCATCAGGATCCGGGTGTCGTCGAACAGCCGGCACGGCACCCCGTTGATGAACATCGAGATGCCGTCGCCGGCCACGCCCATCACCCAGTCGCCGATCTTGAGGCCGTCGCCGTGGAACTGCGCGATGTTGTCGTCCTTGAAGGCGCCCTTGCCCATGCCCACCACCAGGAAGATCGTGCCCTGGTAGCGATCCTCTTCGATGGTCTTGTCGGCGAGCCAGATGCCGCTCTTGGTCTTGGCCGGGCGCACGTAGGTCGCCACCAGCACCTTGGAATGCAGCACCTGGGTGTCGTGCTTGCCGAGGGCTTTCAGGATCGCGGCCTTCGGGTCGGTCGATGATTCTGCGATCTCGCGCATCTTCACCATGGCATTGGTGCGGGTCATTCAGGCGTCCTTGCTGATGTTGAGGTGGTGAACGTCGGAAGGGGTGGCGATGTCGTCGGCGCCATAGAGCGCCATCGTGACGGACTGGATCGCCAGCATCGCTGCTGCAGTCAAAGCCGCAGGCGGAATTTTCGGATGTTTGATCGCTAGGTTAGCCATTGACGTTGACGTCATGACGGCTTCGTGGAGCGCGTCTTCAATGGCTGCTATCTTCGCGCGCTGGACCTTGATCACGGGCGCCTCGCCTGCGTGGCGGTGAACATCTGGGTAGCGTTCCCTGCGTCGCACCACCCGGGCATCGGGCGGTTCGTGAGGACTAAGCCTCAAGTTTACGTTGCACTTCCTTGCATACGCTGATCGCGATGTCGAGGCCCTCGATCTTGCCGCGGCGCGCCTTGTACTCCTCAAAGGTCGCGCAGGTGATCGTCGCCAATTCGTTCACTGCGGTCTCGCGCGCGGCCTGCAGCTCGTGCAGCACGCTGTGCGCGAGCCGGCGGGGATCGCCGCGAAACTCGCGCACAGGTTCTTTTTCGATCATCGCCATCAGCGCTTGTGCGCCTTGGCGAGGCGCCCTTTGCCGCCGCCGGCGCCGCCGGGCAGCTTGCTGCCTTGGTCGGCGCTGCCGGGCGTGCCGCCCTTCATGACGACGCCCTTGACGCCGCCGCCGCTGGCGCGGAACGACACCACGCCGCCGCCCGTGGCGAAGGTGATGACGCGCTTGCGGTTCATGTTGGCCTTGTCGACCGCCTTGGCGCTGTCGTGCTGCACCTTGGTGCCGACGTCCATGCCCTTCGATTTCACGCCGCCGCCTCGGGCGCGCATCGGGGGGCCGGGCGGCATGCCGGGACCGGGACCGGGCATCGGTCCGGCACCCGGGGGCAGAGCAGCGCCAGGAGGCGGGCCTGGAGGGGGCGGCGGAGGCATCGCCGCGCCGGGTGGCGGCATCGGCATCGGCGGCGGCGCGGGCGGCTGTTGCTGGCCGCCGGTGATGACGTTGACGACGGTGGTCGCCTTCTTGCCGACCTTGCCGCCGGAGGCGCGCATCGGACGATCGGCGCGGTTCGGCGCATAGGCGCCCTCGATCGCTTCGTTGTCGTAGGATTTCGTCAGCGCGCCGACGCGGGCGTTCTGCACCTTGTTCTGCCGGAACTGTTTGTAGGGATGGGCCACCGTGGGCTCCTTCAAATGCGCCCGGCGCGGGCTATGGGTCGTGCGGTGCCGCCTTATGCCATGGAAACGCTATAGCGTCACGGAATTTTGCCTCGCGCTCCCATTGAGCCTTGAGAACGGCGTCACGATCTCCAGGCGCCATCGCCAACCACTTCGCAATTGCCTCGCGACACATCGCCTGCTGCGTGGGGGTTATCGGCATGGCCATCTCAGCTTCTCCTGGCGCGGCAGTATGAGCAGAACGATCACGCCGATCGGCGCGCCCACGATCAACACCGCGAAGATGCAGGCCGCCGCCATCATTTCTTTTTGCCCTTCGGTTTCGGCGCACCGCCGGCCGGCTTCGGCGCATGCAGTGCGACATGCGCCGCGACATCGGCCTGCTGCTTCTGCACGCCGACCTTCTCGGCCTCGGTGGCCGCCTTGACGCCCAGCTCGCGCTCGGCCAGTTCGCGGTCCTTGTGGTCCATGCCGACCTGATGGCCGAGCTGCGCGGCGGCGAGCCCGTGGGAGGCGCCGTCCTTGGCCATCTGGTGTTGGGCCTGCCGCTCGGCGAGATCGTGCTGGCGGCGCTCCAGGCCCATCTGGTGCATGGTCTGCGCGGTGGCGAGGCCGTGCTCGCGCTCGCCCTGGGTCGCCTCCTGCTGGGTCTTCATGATGTCGGCGGTGGCCTTGGTGGTCTCCAGCGCGTGGCTCTTGGCGTCCATCGCCAGCTTGGCGACGTCGACCTGCCGCTGGTGGGCGGCGTCCTCGCGGTCGCCCTGGTGGGTGATCAGGGTCTTGGCAAGGTCGATGGTCTTGCCCTTGACCGAGCCGGCGGTCTCCATCTGCGTCAGCGCCGGCTTCTGCTTGACCTCCTCGGCCTTGACCTGCGCGGTCAGGATCTTGGCCTCGGCCTCCTTGTTCTTGGCGTCGGCCATCTTGTCCTCGGCGCTCGGGCCCTGCGGCGTCTTCGGCAGGATCAGCCCGGTCGGATCCTCGCGCATCGCGGCCAGCACGCGGCGCAGCACCTCGTCGTCGTCGAGCCGGGTGCCGAGCGGCGAGGCCTTCAGCTCGACCAGCGCCACCGCCTTCATGACGCGGTGAATGTGGCTCGGCACGTTCGGATCCGACTTCGGCACCAAGGTGCGCTCGTCCAGCGCCTGGAACAGCAGCTGCTGGCTCCAGTAGCCCTTGGCGTTCTTGTTGCTGCGCCAGAACGCCTCCGGGTTCTCGCGGAACAGATCCGCGATCATGGACAATTCCTCGTCCATGGCGCGGTGCTGGCCCTTGTGGGCGGCGCCCATCACCTTGGTGGCCTGTTCGATGTGGGCGAGCATGGTGCCGACCGGGATGTTCTGCACGCCCTCGCCGATCGGCACGTCCGGCGCGCCGCCGACCTGCTTGGACTGCTCGGTGATCTTGTCGATCAGCGTCATCAGGCCTTGCGTGACGTCGTTGAACGGCAGGTCCGCGACCACGTCCTTGATCGGCCGGCCGCCGGTCTCGATACCGATCAGCTCACCCGGCGCGGCGCGCAAATTGCTGGTGTTCTGCCGCCCCGCCAGCTTGTCGATCAGCCCGGCCGGGAAGTTGGCGAACATGCCGTTGTCGAGCGCGATGCGCCACGCCGCGGTCATCGCCGCGGTGGAATTGCCGAGGATGTTGGCAAGGCCGGTGCCGTAGAAGCCGGGGCCCGGGACGTACGGATATTTCACGTACATCTTCTTGCGGTTGCAATCCTCGTCCTCGGGCTTCCAGTCGCGCCGGATCGACAGGATCACCATCGAATCCTTGTCCATCGTCACCAGGAACGGCAGTCGCAGCCCGAGCCCGCGCATCTCCTTCGGGAAGAACTCCTCCAGCTCCAGCTCGCACTGGCACTCCCAGAGCGTGTACGGCATGTCCTCGGGGCGCTGCTTTTGCACCGCGATGCCCTGCTGCTGCGCCACGTTCTCGTCGACCTGATTCGGCTGCGGCGTCGGCGGCGCCAGATCGATCTTCCGATAGATGCCCTTGGCCTGATAGCGCTTCATCACCGACTGCCGCATCGGGATCTCGTGGGTGATGCGCTCGCACTGCTCGAAATCCTTGGAGGCGTCGGAGACGATCAGCCGCTCCGGCGGCACCGATTCGGAGTAGGGCCGCTTCTTCAGCGGGTGGGTGTAGACCTTCTTGAAGCCGCTTCCGCCGAAATAGCAACCCCACAGCAGCATGTGGCTGGTCTCAGGACCAAACTCGGTCGCCACCGTGGTCAGATAGTAGTTCATGTCGCGCTGCAGCGCCTCGCCGAGGATGTCCTTCTGGCCCTCCGGCAGCGGCGAGAAGTCGGCAATCTTGCACGGCCCCTCGGCCGGCAATAGCTCGGCCTGGGCGTTGGCCCAGCCGCGCAGCACGCCGTCGAGCAATAGCGGGTTGGTTACCACCGACTGGCCGTCGACCGCCGAGGCGCCCTCGCTGTTCTTTGGATCCTCCATCTTGAGGCCGAGCAGGTCCATCGCCGCGGCGCGGTTGGCCAGCCATTCCGCCCGCGAGGCATCGTCAGCCGAGATCGCCTCGTGCAACTCATTGGCGAGGACGGTGAGGGTGCCTTCGTCGATCTTCTCGACGAGGTTCTGATAGAACTTGGCGGGGTCGTCCGCGTCCTCGTCTGCGGCCTTGCGCTGCGGGTTCAGCTGGACGACGACGCCGCCGTCATCGGAATCGATCGCGATGTTGCCGTCGGGAAGGGTGTGGACGCCGCTGTCGTCATCCCCCTCGATGATGACCTCGATGTTGTCGTTCGCCAGCGCCTGTCCTGCCACCTTCGGCCCCCCTCATGGGTGAATGAAGGCCAGCCATACCACGATAATTGTCGCGACGAAAATCACCCAGACGGCGCCGGCTCCCATCTCGGCCGGCTCGATCCGACTGCGCAGTCCGAAATTCCGCTTCATCCCCCACCCCTGATCGCGTCACAGCGTCGCCGAATGATTTCGGCTCGCCGAAACAGGAACAGGATGATGATCCATCGGTAGGGACGATTCTGCAACCAGAGCACGAAGCGCCATGGGATCATTTATTGCCCCGCCACAGTGGTTATGCCTCGATTGCCATGACGTAGACAGCTCTGGCGCTGCCGCTCCTGGTTACATAGAGGTGTCGAGCTTCGCGCTGGCTGTTTGCCCAAATGATGAGTCCTGGGCGGTCATACGAATAGACGTAAAACTTAGTCATGCATCTCGTCTCACTACCGTACCTGCTTCATCAGGCGCAGGCGCAGTCGGCCGGCGGCGATGTAAAGAGCGTCATGATTGAAAAACATCAGGCGCCAGTCCGACACCTTGGCGAACCAGATTCCGTTCTCTCGGCTCTTACCCCAGTGCATGCTCACTCTCCTCATCTACGGCAAAGGATCGAGGCCGACAGACACGGTATAATCGCCGCGCGGGCGATCGCCGGGATCGTCAACGATGACTCCGCGTCCACAAATCGGACAAGCGTGGGTTGATGCTGTTTCAGTCGAAAATGCATCTTCTGGCACGGTGGAACGGTGGCCATTTTTGCAATAGGCAAACTTGCGTTGCTCGGTCATTGGTCTCTCCAGGGTTAGGGGGTCAGCGGTGACCTCGTCGCACCACTATTCCGGCACCAGCCGGTAGCGCTTGCCGTTGATCGTCACGCCCTCGTCAATCATCTTCCGCCCCATCGCAGCTTCACCGGCCAGTGCGCACGGGCATTTGGTCTCTCCGGGCTGAGGGCCGATGCAGTTGCATGGAGTGGCATTGCTGACTTGAGCTCCGACCGAGTAGCCGCTGGCCGAATTGCGGTTCGGGACAAGATTGCTCGGGCCGAATACGATAGATCCTACTTTCATGGGTTCCTCGCTCCTCACATCAAAGAGCGGCGGCCGGGTCGACCCCTGTTGTCCCCGATCGGGGTGGCATGGCGATCGAACCCGGCCCCATCTTCGCTCTCTCTCTGGGTTGTTACCGGTCGGCGACCTTTAGCGCCGCGTCAATGTTGGCTCGCAGCGCCAGTAAATCCGCCTGCTCAAAGATCAGCATCACCTCGCTGTCGTCAAAGCAGCCGTCGCGGCCATAATCCTCCTGGACGATGAAGGATGATCCATCGGCCAAGGACTGCTCCAGCAGGTCGTTCGCAGCGCCGCTGTCGAAGGCCTGCGGCCACGCCGGGTCGAGGAAGATCCAGTCGTTCGGCAGGGAATCGCCCTTGATTTGGATCCCGTAGAAGGCCCACGGCGTACCCTTGCAGTAGATCGTTCCTGCCGGCAACTTCAGGAAGTCGGCTCGGTTGACGACACGCATCAGCGGTGCAGCACCGTGCGCGGCCCGTTGCCGGTGACGCGCTGCATGATCGACTGCTTGGCGACGTCGAGGCCGAGATTGAGCCGAGGCGCATCCGAGCCGGCCATGGCGGTGCCGAAATCGTTGAGGCCGCAGGCGACCACGATGCAGGACGTCACCTCGCCCTTCTTGGCGCTCTCCAAGACATCGGTCAGCAGCTGGATGCACTCCTGCTGCGCTGGCGACAGGGTCGAGACGGCCTCGCCGTTATTCGGGTTGATCAGGGTCGGCTTTTTCACGTTGGATGGTCTCCAGTTGGTGTTTCAGGCTGTTGATGGTGACGTAGGCCTCGCGGGCAACGCGCCTAATTCCAGCGATCCAGTCGTGGGCGAGAAGCCATTCCGGGGTACTCCCGTGGGTCGTGTCGCCGGCCGCGGTAGCGAGATCATTGAGCCGCTCCATGAGTACATTGCCCTCACTGGCGAGGCTGTAGCCCTCCAGGAACGCCTTCCTCGGTGAGAAGCTGGCATACCCATCCTCGTAGACCACGTAATAGTCGCCGGGCATCGGGGTGTAGCGCGAAAACAGCTCGGCCGGGACATCCATCGACCCGTAGGCGGGGTCAGCGAACACGATCTCACGCATCAACTCCGCGCCGGGGTCCGGCTTCTGGGAGTAGTGGCCGATCGAGCGGATCTCCAGCGCGCGGACCTTCTTGTGCGAGATGTAGACGGGTAGTTCCTTGGTCATGTCGATCACCTTGTGGATGGGGACGTACTGGCCACCGATTGAGTAGCCGGTGCCGTAGAGCGCGGCGTCAGCATAAACCTTGCTGTCGAAGAGATCGGCCCATTGTCGTGGCCAAGCAGCCACCTTGTCTTGATAGCCGAACTTGTCGCTCATTTCCTCTTCTTCGCCTTCTCGACCGGATCGCTGATCGACTTGTCCGCGGCCTCCTTCAGCTGCTGCTGAGCCTGCAGCTGGCCCTGCAGTTTCAGTAACAGCGGCGCCGCGATCCGATAGGGCAGCTCATTGAGAGCCTGCGACAGCGTGGCGAGGTCGGCCTGCTCCAGCTCCAGATAGAACTTCTGCGGGGCCGCAGGAGCCGCTGCGGAAGGCGCTGATGCGGGCCGCTCGGCAGGGGTCGGGATTGGAGCGGCGTCTTCAGCGAACGCACCAGCGGGCACGAGAGCGGCAAAAACGAGCATCGAGGCAATCAGGCGAAGTTTCACGTCAGTCCCCCGGTACAGGTGCCCCCACCACGGGGGTAAGCCTGACGTTTATCACGACCGCGCGGCTACGTAAAGGTGGGGCCACGATCTCCCGCTAAGAATGTCGTAAATCGCCTGCGGCGTAACTCCAAAACGACTAGCAATATCCACACGCCGGTTTGCGCGCATGGCGTGGACCTCTAAGACCTGCCTCTCCGTCAACTTATTAGCCGAGCCACCGCGCTGTCTGCCCTTGGCAACCTTATCGGCCATATTATCCCCTTGCGTCCCCAGGAATAGGTGCCCCGGGTTCACGCATCCGGGGTTGTCGCAACTATGCAGGACCCGCAAATCAGTGGCACCGTGGTGCAGGCGCCATGAGACACGATGAGCGGACTCAACCTGCTGCTGCTCATTTCTAATTTGCCCGTAGCCCTCTCTGTCGCGATACGCTGTCCACGGCCAGCATTCGTCTTTCCTTCCCTTTTGCACCTTCAACCAAAAACGTTCTTCAAACCTCATTACGACCTCGCTGTTGGGTAGAGGGGTTTCTGCTTCTTTTTCGGCAACAGCGCCTCGCGCTGCTCGATCCGGACCTCGTCGTCGGAGCGCAGCATGCCGTTGTCGCGCAAGAACTTGATCCCTTGCGTCATGGCGTCGGTGAGATCCTTGTAGCGGCCCTTCGGGAACACCGCCATTTCCTCGATCGTCTTCTCGCCCCACTCGCGCAAGGGATAGGGCACGTAGACCATGCCTTGCGAGAACGACGGCTGCACCGCGAGCGCGCGCGCCACCTTGTCGAGGCCCTTGGGGTCGACGATCTGGATGCTCCAGCCGGCCCGCGGGTGGCTGTCCTGCAGCGACTGCGCCGCCGAGATGCCGCTGGCCTTGCCTTCGATCAGCAGACGGTCGGCCTTGAAGCGGATGCAGGTGTCGGCGACCCAGTCGGTAAGGCCCCAGGCCTTCTGCTGGCGCTGGCGGAAATGCAGCTGCTTCTCGCCCGGCTCCGGGATGATCTTCGGCGAGGAGAACCGCAGGCGCCGCCGCCACGCATGCATCAGCATGACGCGATTGAAGCCGTCCTCGTTCTCGAACACGCCGAGCACCACCGCCGCGCTCGGGTCGTTCTGCTCCTTCTCGGTGAAGGCCGAATCGACCGACACCAGCACGAACGACATCGGCGGGAACTTGCCGTCGGCCGGCTCCCAGGGCTGCCACCATTCCTGCTCGAAGATGGCGGCGCCGCGCACCTTCGGGGTCTGCTGGTACTGCCCGGCCCAGGCATAGGGCCCGGCGTCCTTTTTCATTGACGGGATGATGCGCTCGGGGAAGCGCTCCGGCCACGCCAGCTCGCCGTCGCACTCCTCCGGCGTCTCGCGCCAGCGCGGGTCGGTCCAGCCGATCGCGGTCATCGGCGGCACGCACGGCCCGCGCTCGTCGGCGACGAAGCCCCAGACATACTCCATCGGGATCAGCAGATGGCACCAATCGCCCAGCTCCGTGATGATGGTGCCGGAGACGTCGTCCTCATGCACGCGCTGCATGATCACGATCTTGGCGCCGGTCTCCATGTCGTTGAGGCGCGACGACATCGATTCCCGGAACCAGCGCACCGTCTCCTTGCGGGTGACCTCGGATTCGCTTTCCTTGACGTTGTGGGGGTCGTCGAGGATGACGCGATCGCCGCGCTCGCCGGTGCCGACGCCGCCGACCGAGGTCGCCAGCTTCCAGCCATGCCGCCAGTTCGAGACCTTCTTTTCGCCGGTCTTGCGGACCTTGACCTGCTGGTCCTTTAGCTCGGGCGCATTGGCGCCGTACATGGCCTGATAATCGGCCGAGGTGATCAGATCCTTGAACTTAAGATTGTCGCGCTCGGTCAGTGACGACGAATAGCTGAAGGCGACATAGCGGATGTGGGGCAGCTCCATTGGCCCCCATTCCCAGGCCGGCCAGAACACGTCGGTGAGCAGCGATTTCATGAAGCCGGGCGGCACGTTGATCAGCAGCTTCGTCACCTCGCCGAAGGTCACCGCCTCAAGGTGCTCGCAGAGCGCCTCCAGCGCCCATCCAGCGCGGAATTCCGTGCCCGGCTCCAGAATGTGCCAGAAATAGCGGACGAAGCTCAGCAGCCCTCCCTGCCATTCCCCGTTCTCGTCGCGATAGCCGCGCATCTTGTGCTCGGCCTTGGCGCGGCGCCGGCGCACCTCGGCGGCGAGGCCGAGGAAGCGCTCCATCTCCTGGCGCGAGGGCTGGCGCTGCGCGTAGGCCGGGATCTTGCGCCGCTCGCTGCTGGAATTGCGGCGCCCCCTGAGGGGCTCATAGCGGAGGCGTGGGGCGATCATGTGTGGATGAAACGTGGCCGCAGCCTAAGCCCACGAGCAGCCGGCGGGACTTCGAGCAAGACCTCGACCATGGCGCGCAAGAGCGACTGCTCGGTCAGGTCATACGTCACTGCCCCGCATGGATGCGCTGCGCTCAGAAGGCCGACACCGTCACCCGGCAACAGCATCTGCTTCACCGGCATCAGCAGCCCGGGGCGGATGATCGCCGGCGCGGCCACAGCGGCGGCGCCGAACAGCAAGCCGCGACGACTGAGCATGTCAGCCTGCCCGCGCTGCGTCCTCGGCGGCTTTCTTGCGCGCGGCCTCGGCCTGCTGCTCCTCGATCGCCTTCAGCGCGGCGCCGACGGTGCGCACCATCGCCAGCGAGGTGCCGTTGAGCAGACCCTGCGCCACCACCCCGCCGGGATAGGTGATCTGGCCGTTCTCGATCCTGAACTTGGTGAGGGGAAACGCGCTTTGCAGGCAGGCGAGCGCATCTTCGATCTTCTGGGCTGGCATCAGCTACTCCATCCGCGGCCGCGCGCCGCTCGGGTCGGACCATACACCAACGAAAAGGCCCTGCAACATTGCAGCTGCAGGGCCCCGGCTCGCCAATGTCCAAGTGCGTGCGTGCGCCATCGGATGCACCTTGCGTACCACCAAAGAAAAAGCCCCGCAAGCATCGCTGCCGGCGGGGCCAAGTCTAGGGAGGTGCCGAGGGGGCGATCCTTCAGCACTCCCTCACTATCAGGCCACGGGTTGCGGCGCATCTCCGGTGCTTCCCGGGGTGGCCGGCGCGGGCTCAGGCTGCGGCGCCGGGGTCTCGGTCGACGCCGGCATCACCGACTGCGTGATCTCCTGCGAGGTCGAGGAGGCGAAGTTGGCATCACCGCCATAGGTCGCCGTGATCACATGGTCGCCGGCCGGCAGGTCGCTGACCGACAGCGCTGCGGCGCCGGTCGAATCGAGCCCGGCCTTGCCGATCTCCTCGCCCTCGCTGGCAAAGGTCACGGTGCCGGTGATCGGCTTGTCGATGCCGCTGGCCGCGCTGACGCCAGCGCTCAGGCTGACCGCCTCGCCGGCCTGCACCACCGCCTTCGAGGTCGACAGGCTGGTCGAGGTCGCAGCCTTGCCGGTCTCGGCCGGGCCGGTCTGGCCGCCGGAGCCGTCGGAGGCCACCGTGGTCGGGTCGTCGTCATTGGTGGCGACCGCGTCGGTGATGGCGCGGGTGTTGCCCTGGATCTCGCTCATGATGTCGTTGAGCTTGGCCTGGGCGTCCGGGCTGATCTGGCCTTCCAGCGCGGCGTTGAGCCGGGCCTTGATGCCGCCGATCAGGGTCGAGAGCGAAGCAATCTGGCCGCGCTGGGCGCGCACCGCGTCGAGGATCTGTTGGGTGGTTACGTTCTGGTCGGCCATCTGTGTCTCCAGTCTGTGAATTGTGCGTAGGATCAGGCGGCCGAGGATCTCGACGTGACGGAGGGTCTCGGCCACCCCCTCGTCCCGCACCGCAACTCTTTCAGGCTCCGGCGGCGGAGGGAGGAAGCCGCCCATCACCCGGCGCAGGCTCGTGAACTGACGTCCCATCTTCCGCCTCCTGAAGGCAGGCCAACGCTTTCGCGCGGCTTTTGCTCCCGATCTTATAGCCGGAGCCCCACACGGTTTCTATGACGATGCCGAAGTTTTCCATGATGCGGCGCAGGCGCACCATGTGAACGCTGATCGTGTCTGGGTCGGGCCCGAGACTGCGCCCGGTGATGTCGCGGGTGAGCACGGTCAGCAGCTGCTCGCGCGAGACAAAGCCGCGCTTAACCAAGAGGCTGAAGATCGCCCCTTGCGTGCGGGTGAGGCCGAACGCGACGCGGACCAGATCGTAGCCGCCTTCCAGTATAGCAATGCGCTCGCGCAGCGCTTGGTTCTCGCTTTCCAGGTTGGTGACGTAGGCCTCGGTGAGCACCTTGGACTTCAGCACCGCGGCGGGGCGGTGAAACTTCATGCGATGCATCGATCCAGCCATTGCTGCACCAGCGGCTCGATGTCGGCGGCCTCGACTGCGCTGGTGCCGGTGTGCCATTCGAGCCGGCCACGCTGCCCGGCATCATCCCAGTCCCGCGCGATCTCGTCGGCGATGGCATCGGCACTGAGCCCGACCAGCGAGCCATCGCGCTCGAAGGCGCCACGGCAATAGGCGGCGTCGAGCCACCGCATGACGCGATGCCGGGGCACGCTGCTCATGCCTGCCCCTCGTGGAGGTGGTCACCGCGGTTATGCCAACCAGCGTCCGCAGGCGGCGGCTTGTCCTGGTCATGCACCGAGATCGGCGGCATCTGCTGCGCCATGCCGTTGAGGATCTCCAGGAAGGCCCGGAAGGTCTGCCGCGTCATCACCAGCTCGGCGACCTGCTCGGTGGATTCCCCGTTGGGGACGGCCTGCTGGCCATAGCGCTGGCCTTTGTCGAAGAACGTCAGGCGGACCTGATGCATGTCGAAATTGTACATCAGCAGGTTGGTGTAGACGGTCATTCCGAACCTCCAGTGATCGCTTTTTGGATCTGCTCGCCGGCAATGCCGATCGATTCGCCGACCAGCACCAGCTCCCGCATCAATTCGTCGTCGCTCAGGCGCGCGAAGTCGCCGGGCTGGCCGACCTCGACCTTCTCGATCAGGTGGCCACCGAGCTGCGCCAAGAGCCGCAGCGCATTGATCGCGTTGCCGTCGTCGCGCGCGGTGGGCTGCCAGCCGGTCACGTTGCCCTGGTCGTCGACGATCTGCTTGGTGCCGCGAATTGCCCGGTCGGTGACATACTTGGCCCGGGTGATGATCCATTTCTTGCTGACGCCCTCCTGCTCCAGGATCCGCTCATTGGCCGCGCGCTGGGCGTCATTGCGCTCGCGCACCAGTTCGGCGACGCGGGCCTGGACCTCGGGATGCTGCGCGGCCTTGGTCGAGGCGCCGGTGGTCAATCCCTTGAAGCCAGCGTCCTTGTAGGCCTGGATCCGGGTCTTGCCCGCGAACAGGCCCTGCGCCAGGGCCTCCCGCTTCACATCTCTCAACTGAGGCATGCTTACTCTCCCTGACCGGCCTGGGAGGCCCGTAGGGCGCTCAACGCCACCCGTTCCCCAATGAAGGGGAATGCTGTGCTCAGCTCCTTGATGAGGCTCCCTGCCCGCTCTGTGGCCATCCTGAGCCCTACCTTTCGGGTCATGGTCTGGAGGACGCAGATCCCGAGGTAGGCGGCGTAGATGGCGTCTTCCTGGTCCTTGGTCATCGGGCTAACCGGCTCTTGACGGCGCGAGCATGCTTCATCAGTTCAGATCCTCCTTGCTGGAGCCGATCGGCCTGTCCTCGCCGAGGGTCGGGATCTTAACGTATTCGGTCTTGGCGGCGCGGCAGAACGGCGAGCGCTGGGAATGATCCTCCCCCAGCCACTTCTGCAGCCGCGCGATGAAGTCGGCCGTGTCCTCATTGAAGCGCCGGGCCGGCATCTCGAACGAGCCCTCGTCCTGCATGCAGGAGCATTTGTAGTGGATGGTGACCATCTTCGGCATCAGTACTTCAGCCCCACCGCGACGTAGAGGAACAGCGCCGGCGCCAGCACGATCAGGGCGAGCCCGAACCAGAACCAGCCGCACAGCGCCAGGACAGAGCCGATCATGAACTGGCCAACCAGCACAAGGACGAAGACCGACGCCGCATCCATGGCCTAGTTTCCAGACTGGGCGTCCAGCGCCCTGCGGAGGCGCGTGGAGGCTTCGTCGACCGCCACCCCGGTCTGGGCAGCATAGCCCTCGGCGAGCGCCAGGGCACGCGCGGAGGCGGTTTCAGGGGCAATGCCGGCGAGCTGCAGGATGCGGTCGCGGCGCGGCTTGTTGATGGCGCTGAGCACGCGCTCCTGCTGGGCGCGTTCAGTGGTCGGCGCCGACAGCATCGCGATCACCTCGGTAAGCCGGTCGGCGTCGTAAATCGCGTCGATCGCGCCATCGGCGAGGAGCAGGGCGCCGCGAACGGCTTTCACCTGCGCCGGGATCAACGTGCGGCCATTGATGGTGATGACGGGCTCGGTCAATTCGACCTCCGCTTCGATTCGATGGCATCTCCGAGCAGGGCATCGAGCCCCTTGACCAGATTGTCGCGCGCCAGCTGAGGGCCCATGGTCGTGTTCAGGACCGTGAGATCAAAGGCCGCCTTGAGATGCGCGGACATAAGATCAGCCGGATGAAACTCGAACGGGATCGATTGCGCCACCCCATGCATGATCTGCTGGAGCACGCTGACCATCGCATAGGTGCCAGCCTCCGGCGGATCCGGCAACGGGATGACATGGACTTGGTCTTCAGCTTCATCCGGGCCGGACATGTGATGCTCCGCTGGAGTTAGAGGTTGTGCTCGATCTTGGCCTTCGTCAGCGCGGCCGCGACGGTCTTGCGCGCCTTCTCCGCGTCGGCGCTCTTCACCGACAGGAAGATCGTGGTCTTGTTGCGCGTCGGCCGCGGCGGCGGCGCGCTCGGGATCTCCTCCAGGTCCGGCAACTCGATGGTGTCGAGCCCGAGCGGCTCCAGATCGAACTTCACCGCGCGCAAGGAGGCCAGCTCGGCTTCGAGCATGTCGGGATCCCAGGAGGCGCCGGATTCCGCAATCGAGTTGTCGGCGATTCGCAGCGCCTTGGCCTGATCCTCGGTGAGGTCGCCGAGCTTGATCACCGGAACTTTCTTCAGGCCCATTTCCATCGCAGCTGCGAGCCTGCCATGGCCGGCGACCACGACGCCAGCGCGATCGACCAGGATCGGGTTGACGAAGCCGAACTGGTTGATCGAGGCGATGATCTTGAGCACCTGCGCCGGGGGATGGCGCTTCGCATTGGCGGCATAGGGCGTCACGCGCCCGATCGCCCATTCCTCGATCTTCATCCCGTTAGCGGCGGCCTTTGCGGACGGCATGCTTCTTTCCTTTCTGCTCGACCACCGGCGGACCGGCGCGGCGCATGTTCTCGATCCGGCTGATCAGCGCGGCGCCCTCGATCGGCGCGCCGTAATTACCGAGCCCGAAGAACTGATCGGCGCTGATCTCTTCGGTGCGGATGCGGATATGGCCGTCGACAATCCAGGTGAGCCGGATCACCACGGTCTCGGGATAGGTTTGGTCGGGCTCGTGGTGGATGCCGCGAGAGGTGTCGGACCTAGCTTGGTCTATTGCCATGTTCACCTCTGTTTTGAATTAAATTTTGGTGCTGATTTTCTTTCGCGCGCGCCGATGCTGCAGCTCGATACGGAGAGACATCCACACAGCACCCCTCCGAATATCTTCGGAGGATGTCCGAGACCGCAGCTTCATCCAACCTGGATTTACCATGCCGCGACCCGATGGCGGCAGTCCCGTGCACTACTTTGTGATCCTCATTTTCCTCGGGAGTGGACCACTGCAGATTATACGGGAGGTTACGTAAGACCTTCCCATCAAGGTGCGCCGCATGATGCTTATCTGACGGAGGCTTGCCATGAAAGGCCCAGCAAACAGCGCGGCTTACACGCCATCTAACTCCACCTTCGGCCTCAAAATAGAGGTACCCATCACCATCACTTTGCAGGCAAAGAATGCGACCATGGTGAAGTCTCTCAACGAGATAGCCCCATCTTGTCCGGAATGGGAGCATCCGATCGACAGATCTAATGCGCCCGAGAGACGAGGCCTGATAGCCCAGAAGCGGAGGTATGTCCCTCCAATCTTCAAGCGGAATGCTCACGCCTTCATCTCCATTCTGTAGAGAGGCAAGCGGCCGGTGGAGCATCACCAACACCGGCCGCCGCATCAAGAGCTGGGGATTGTATCTCGTGAGGCACGAGAACCCGCAGCCCGATCTCGGCAACATAGGTTTACGCCGATACTAAATCAACCACCAGTTTACGACCTATCAACGGGTCAAGCGTGCTTGAGAACCCAGGCAATGAACGCCAGGAGGCCGAAGAGAAAGACGGCAACGACGACAGCGAAGAAGACGATTGGAATCACGATCGACCTCCCTCGTGTGGGCGCGAGAGTGAAAGTGAGCGGAGTGTCGCAGCCGCCTGCTCTAAGTCCTTGATGTCGGGATCGCAGAACGGGATATGCGGAAGGCACTTTCGCATCATTCGCGCTATCCGCTCGACCTTGCCCGCCGCGTCATCAATCGTCTTTGGCGCTGTCTGCGGTTCAGCGAGGGTGCGCAAGAGCGTTGGCAGCCGCGCGTGATCTTCCTCAGATACGTCGTTGATGTCCCACAGGTCGCCGCATTTGCCTTTCTCGATCATGTCAGCCAGTTTCAGCAGCAGTTCGATGTTGGTCATCATTGAACCTTTAAGGGTTGGTCGAGTAGCCCGGCTTCTTTGGCGAGCATGTAGCCGCGCCACAGTTCGCGCATTTGAGCCGGTGAGCAGTGCAAGAGAAGGCGAGCGCAATCGCGCTTCACGTCCGTGGTGTTCTCAATGAGCAGATCGCACGCCCCTGACGTGTCGTAGATCAGGGTATTGCCGTGGTCGTAACCGAACCGGTCAATCATAGGTCCGTCGTTGGGATGGCGGCGGAGGCGGTGTAATGCGTTGTCCATCTCTCGCAGCTTGGCGAGAGAGAGCGGCTTTCCGGTCACGATGGGCATCACGCCGGTTCCTTTTCGGCAGATTGCTGCGGTGTTGCGCCGATGGCGTCGCGGATCGCCTGCTTGGCCTTTTCGAGTTCGATGCGGATAGTCTTTGCGACCAACCTGTCGCAGTTGTTCTCATACTCCACGGCAGCTTGAACCAAGCGCTCGATCAACACTTCCGCAGTCCCGGCAGAGGACCGAGCGCCTGGGTCGCCGTAGAACTCGCCGATCGTCTTGCCATCCGAACGCGCGCTGGTATCGACCGGAGCGGCCGGCGGTTGGGTGGCGATGGCAGCATGCACAGCGTTCGTGATGTAATCGACTATCGAACCGCCACATTCCTGCGGGCAATCACCTTCGCAGCCCCCAGCGACCCATGCGTCAAAGGCAGCGCGTTGGCGCGCACTATCGCGCCAGTATTGGAGGTTTCCCTCCTTGGCCGCAGCGTAAATTGTCTCGCGCGCAGGGTGCGCTACACTTTGGGCAGGAGCCGTGATGCCGGCTGCAATATCCTCGGCGGCCTGTTGTGTGGCGAGCCAAATCGTGCCGGTCAGATGTTGTTCGCCAAGGATATGCTTCACCGCATCGTAGACGCGGCGATAAATCTTCTGGTGGATGGCTTCCGCATCCACGGTGGCAGCGGATCCGTCGTGATGCTCGCCCATAATCATCTTCCTTCCCAAACCCACCGGCCGTCCTGGTGGCGATAGTGCTCGATCTCGATCTCGGCCGTCACCGGCCCCGCCCACGAGATATACTTCCCGCTGGCCTTGTGTCGTACCAGCCTGAACACGGGCAGCCCGTGATAGAGCGGACGGCCGTGGTGCGGGCCGCCTTCACAACGCCCGGCGTAGAGCTTTACCCGATTGGGATCCGGTGCAACTTCTCGACCTTGCACCTGCTCTCGAACAATCTCCGACGCGGTGCGTTCTCGGGCCAGAACTGGATCCCCACGTTGTGGACCTCGCGCCACGCCAGCGCTTCGCTTCCTTGGGGCTCGCCGACGCGGTTCCAATACTGATACTCGCCATTGTTGACGTGGGCATAGGCCTGAAATTGCTCAGCGCTTTGCGACATTTTCGATCTCGCGGCCGATATAGGCGACGACGTCCATGCGCTCGGTGCCCTCGCTGTCCTTGCCGCCGCAGATGAAGTCGGCGATTCGCTTCAGGCTGATGGCGAGAGACGCCAGTGGCGCGATCTCCGGATCGAGCGTCTTGGCACCGTCCTCCAGGAGCGGACGGACGTGGTCGTCGAAGCGCTCGAACTGAACCATCTGGGCATCGACCATCATCTCGGACATGGTCTTAGACATTATCGGGCTCCTTCTGATGCTGCGGATCCGGCTCGTGGCTGAACTCGTAATTCTCCCACAACGGGAACGGAGGCAAGCAGCCGTGCTGATCCTTGAAGTCCTCGATCAGCCACGCGAACCGCGCGATGTGCAGCGGCGGCTGCACACTGGTCTCGTATTTCCGGATCCGCATCTCGTCATTGCGGTCGGTGCCGGTGTAGCCGATCAGACGCGCGAACTGCAGCCGGTCGAGGCCGAGGCGCTGGCGCAGCTGCTTCAATTCTGCGGACTGCATCAGCACCACCCGCGGCGAATCGCGTACGCCACCCACTCGGCGCGCCACAGCGCGCGCCATTCCGGCTCGGTCGGCATGAACGTCAGCCACGCCCACAGCTCGACACCGAAGGCCCGCACATGCCGGATGCCCCAGCGCCGCCAGAACGGCGCCGCCTTGGCCGGCATCTCCCATTGCCATGCCGCGCCCTCGTCGATCCAGTCGTGATCGCGGGCGGTGATTTCCCATCCGATTCGTGCGCCGCGCGTCATCATAGTGGCCTCGTTATCACGTCGTTGCGGTAATTACGCAGCCGCTTGCGATGCATCGGCCGCGCCTCCAGGGCGAACTGGTCGGCGAGATATTGCCGGATCTCGATTCCGTGGTCGGCGAGATATTGCCGGATCTCGATTCCGTCCCAATTTTCTGGGAAGCGATCGACCTTGGCCATCATCGCGGCCTTCATGTTATCGAGGATGGCCTCCAGTAGCTTGGCCTGCTCGTGCTTGGTCACGGCGCCCTCCTTGCGTTCCTGCCGTCGACCGCCAGGATCTCGCCGTCGGTGGTGCGGCGATCGACCCAGCGCCCGGATCCCTGATCATAGACCAGATCATACGGGCCGAGCGGCACCTGCTCATAGGCGATAAAGTCGATGCCCTCGACGAAGCCGCTGCGGCGCGCCACCCGTCCCTGCTCTGCAGCCAATACGATCATCAGGCTCTCCCGTAGCTGTCTCCGGAGGCGCCCCAGGCGGGCAGCTCCGTCATGGTGATTGGCGTGTCGTCGGGCAGGCCGCGAGCCCGGCGCCATGCCCGGCGCAGGTCGCGGGCGCGGTCGTGGACGCCCGACACCGCCTGCCGGATGTAGGCCGGCGGCGGCAGCGGCCCGCCCCAGTCGCGCTGGGCGATCAGGTCGGCGACCTCGATCAGGGCGAGACCATCGATCTCGCCGGTCTCCTGGTCGATCAGGCGGTCCATGATGCTCATGTCAGCCCTCCACGATCGCGTAGCGGGTGCCGTTGTCGATGATCTCCAGGCGCTGGCCCGGATTCACCGGCGGCTTGCCGAGCCTGATCTCGCCGGCGAGGATCTTGTTGGTGACGTCGATGCCGACGTCGCCGTAGCTGCCGTAATAGCGCTCGGCGGCCTGACGATCGACGAAGTAGCTGGTGCCGATGCGGATCATGGCTCAGGCCTCCACCACGAACCAGAAGAAGGGGGTGAACGGCTTGCAGTTGCGTGCCAGCGCGGCGGCCTCGGCCTCCTTGCGCGAGCCAAACAGGTCGCCGCGCTGGTCGCGCTCGGGGCCGGTGCCGGCAGCGCGGATGGACTTCACAATAAATCGGGTGGCGGTCATGGTGGCGATGCTCCAGAGCCCTGATGGCTCGACCCGGATGTTGTCTCATATCCGGGCCGAGCGGTCAAGCACATGTTTACCAGCGGCGGCGCCGATACAGCTCGCCGCGGCCGGCGGCGGTCAGTGTCACCTCGCGGCGCGGCGGCCAGACGTGGATCAGGCCGAGATAGACCAGATGCCGCGCCGCGCGCTCGGTGCGGTCGCCTTCCTTGACGATCTGCGCCCACGGAATCTCCGAGCAGGCATAGATCCGGTTGAGCAGGTCGATCGACAGCGACGGCAGCCTCATGCGTCACCCAGTGCCTTGATCGCCTGCCGGGTCAGGCTGGCGATTCGCCGCGGGCTGAGATCCTTGATCTTCACGGTCTTCTCCCACAGCCACTTGGTGCATTGCGGATCCCGGCCGTAGCAACGCAGCCAGGGGATCGAATCGCGGCCATACTCGAAGTCGGTGTTGATGCCGACCATGAAGAACGCCTCGGGTTCGCCGGTCTCGTTACTGCTGTTGGAGCGATCATAAAACACCACGCGCACCTTGTAGAAGTAGGTGCCGCCCTCCGACATCGATTCGTGCTCGAAGTCGTAGAATTTCTCGCGCCAGTGCTCGCGTTCGGTCGACGCCGGGATTCCCGGCAAAGTGGGGTGAGGCTCATCGCTGGCGTAAATCCAATCCACCGGATGCTCGGGGTGCTTCTCGTTCCAGGCCTCCTCGATGTCCTTGATCTCGCGATCGAGGTACGGCTTGATCGCCTCCGGGACGCATCCCGAACCATATGCCGCGTCCATGGTCGCGGTGCCGATGCCGGCGAAGCCGCCGTCGGTGAACGCGATGAAGCCGTCGCGCGAGCGGTTCTCGACCTCGCTGACCTTGGTGCTGTAGACGTCCTCGAAGCCCTCGACCTCGGCCAGGACATCGAGCGTCCATTGCCGACACAGCTCGACCTTGCGGACGAAAACGGGAGCGAGGGTGCCGCAGGCGGTGACCTGGGCGCCGCGGCGGGGCGGCAGGTTTGGTTCGGTGATCATGACGTTTCTCCCATTGCGCGCAGCATGTCCTCGGAGAGATCGCCGACGTCGTTGAAGACGGCGATCGGGTCGAAGTCTGGATCCTCGGGGATCGACAGATAGAGCGGCCAGGGCTGGCGCGAGTTGAGCGGCCGCGACAGGTGGACGAGCCGGGCGCGCAGTGCGAACGGCAGGTTCACCACGGACAGCGAGCCGTCGTTCTCGTCCTGCTCGATGTCAAATGCCTCGACCGCCTCGACCAGGAACTTGGCCCGGTCGTCGCCCTCGATCAGCAGCCAGAGCTGGCCCAGGCACTTCAGCAGGTTGGCCTCGTTGAACAGATCCCGAGGCAGGACGCGGATGTAGCTCATACGACATGCTCCGCGAGGGTCTCGATCTCGGCCATGACCGACCTCACCTTGACGAGGCGGTCGGCGTGCTCGCGCTGGGCGGCGTAGAAGGCGCCGGGCTCGGCGGTCTGGTAGTCCCGCCCATGCGGCGAGCAGGCGCTTAGCGCCTCCACGGCCAGCTGTAGGGCCCTCCTGGCGGCCATGTAGTCGTGCAGGAGGTCTTTCCGCTCGGTGCCGTTGATGTTGATCTGGGGAAGCTGCACTTAACCCTCCTGATGCTCGGCCTCGACCGCGCGTAGCAGCGCAGCGAGGCTGGGATATTCATTGCCGTTGCGGGTGTAGCGCTTGACGTGCTCGACATAGCGGGCCGAGCCATCCGGCCGGCCGTTCCAACTAAACAGCAGCACCTCGCTCTTGTGCATACGCAGGACGTGGCCGTGGCCACGCCCGAAATACTTGCTGAGCGCATATTTGGCCATCACGCCACCTCCAGGCTGCGGCCGACCCAGCGGCTGATCGCGGCGACGTAGTCGGCCCGCTCGGCACCCTTGAGGCCGAGGTGATCGGCAAGGCCGCAGGTGTTGCGGACGACGTCGGCCAGCGAGCCGACGAAGGCGCCCATGCGGCCGTTGCCGTCGCGGTCGACGAAATCGCACATCAGGTAGCCGTCGCTGGTGATCGAGGGGCGGCCGCGGAAGCAGGGGGCCGGGATCTCCTCGCCGAGCGCCGCGGCGACGATGGCGCCGAACTGGGATCCGCTCGTGGCAGCCAGCGCGCGCTGCTTCCAGCTGGGCGCCGGCTGGGCCGCCTTGATGGCGAGCCGGGCGGCCGAGGCGCTGGCGAACCAGCGATTGCGGCCATTCTTCATCGTCAAGAGCGCGCCGTTGACGACCGCGCCGTAGTTCAGCTTGCCGACGTCAGAGTGAACGACGCCAGTGAAATCGGCGCCCAGCTTACCCTGGCAAAATTCGGTGTAGGTCTTGATCATGTGATGCTCTCCGGAGCCCCAATGGCTCGCCCGAGTGTTGTCTCACGAACCGGATTTCGTGTCAACCGTCAGTTTACTCGCGTAGATCGCCTGCAGCACCGATTCCCAATAATCCCGCTGCGGCGCGCCGTAGTCGTAGCTGTGCTTGTGGTCGGCCGCTGCCATCGCCGCCTTGTCACGGCTGCGGTAGCTCTTGATCATGTGCTCGGCGGTCTCGCGAGCGTTGTAGGCGCGCCCCATCTTACTTCCCCTCGTGCCGGTCGAGCATTCGGCCCAGCTTCTCCAGGCCAGATTCCCAGGCCTTGAACATCCGATCGCCCTCGGGCTCCGGCATCTCCTCGAACATGCAGGGGTCGATGTTGCGGGCCGCAGCCCACAACGCCTCGATCTCTGCGCGGGTGAGCCGGATCCGCCTCACTGCGGCAACCCTCCGAAGTCTTCCGCCATCGCGGCCCAGCCCATCTTCTCGGCGCACACCGGGCCGATGCCGGCGTGCTTCCACTTCGACTTCAGCGTGGCGTTGCAGACGCAGCACACGCCGGTGGTCTGGCCATAGACCTTGGCGGCCTCGGCCGGGTCGGCGATGAACGCCAGCACCTGCTTCTCCTGCTCGCTCGTGCATTCGCGCGCGGCGAACAGGCGGCCGTTCTGGATCTTGCCGAGATAGGTGGTGCCGGCCTTGACGTAGAGCGCGCCGGGGTTCTTGCCGTCGGCCTTAGCCGGCGAGATGGTGACGCCGCCGATCGTGATCTTCGGGGTGCGCAGGGTCAGGCCCTTGGCCGCGGCGTAGGCCTTGGCCTTGGCCTTGTCGAACGAGGCCTTGAGGCGGTCGATGCCGGCCGTATCGGCCAGCGGAGCCGCCTGGGCGCGCTGGGCGCGCTCGGTGGCCTTGGCGACCTCGCGGGCGATACAACGCTCCACAGCCTCGCGCTGGCCCGTGGTGAGGTCGCCATAGCGCACCACCGCCTCGTTCATCTTGGCGGCGAAGTCAAACTTGGCGCGGTTGGCGATGATCCACTCGGCAATGGCCTGATTGGCGGCGGCGAAGGCGGTCCAGGCATCCTGCTGCTTGCGCTCGGTGCGGACCTGGGCCTGCTGGCGGTTCTGCGCGCGCTGAGCGGCCGAGGTCTTGAACTCCTGGCCGCGGGCGCCCTTGCACTTGAAGCAGACGCCCCAGCGGGTCTGGCCGGTGCCGCGGCAGCGGCTGCACGGCTCCCAGAACTTCGGCGCGTAATCTGCCGGCGCACGCACCGGATTGGTGCGGACTTCGCCGGCGTTGGCGATGGCTTGGTCGAGGTCGTCAGCGGGGAAGTTGATCATGGGTGCATCTCCCAGAGCCCCAATGGCTCGCAGGCGAAGTTATCTCACGACTCGGCCGCCTCGTCAACTGCATGCTTACTGTAGTGGTCGAGCGCCCGGCCGATGATCTCCCAGCGCCGGCGGTAGGCATCGTTCGGCATCTTGTCGGCGTAGTTGCGGTACTCCTTGGCCAGCTTGGCGGCCTCTTCGCGCTCGCTCATTGCAGCGCCGCCTTCAGCAGCTCGGCGTCGGTGTAGAGCAGCCGCGTCAGCTTCTTGCTGGACTGGCGGCCCTTCTCCAGGTCCGCAATCGCCGCGCGCAGGATGTCGTTGGCGGTCGCCGCCTTACGGACGTGGTCACGGTGGAAGTGATAGTGCCGCATCTTGCCGACCACCGCGGTGGCGTTGCCGACCCTGGCATCCAGGTCGCGCAGCGCCATGCGCCAGACCGCGTCCGGCTTGAACGGCACGCCGCCGGTGCCGTTGGTCTCCAGCGCCGAGCGGACGATTCGCGGCTCCAGCTTGTGTCCCGGATTGTCGCGCTTGAGGAAGACGTCGATGGCGTCCTGCGCCGCGCTGCGTGACTTGACGCTCTGCATCAGCAGCCAGCGGCTTTCGGTCAGGCTCCAGACGTTCCACGGCATCCGCATCTCCAAAATGGGGCCCGGGAGGGCCGCGGGGCTGGGGTGGACAGCCCTCCCGGGGTAGCCGTCAGGCCGCTTCGGCGAGAACCTGCCAGTCGGCCTTCGGCAGCTCGATGACCTGGGCGCCAATGCGCTCCAGCTCGGTGGCGCGATCGTAGCTCTCGACGTCCTGGCTCATGCGGGTGACCGCGTTGTAGAGCCCGAAGCGCGACAGGTCGCCGCCCTCGATCAGGTGCTTCAGCACGGACTTACCCTCGGATTCGAGCAGGCCCAGCTTGCGGGTCGACATCTCGACCACCTTGACGACGTCTCCGCCAATCTTGTCCGCGTGCGAGCCCTCGATCTTGTCGACCAGGGCGTCGAACTTGGCGCGATCGAACACCGCACGCACCACGTCGCGCACCGTCGACCACAGCGCGGCATTGTTGAGCCGCTTCGACTTGTCCGACAGCATCGCGTACAGCTCGCCCTCGGCGATGGTCTGCTTCTGGCCAACATGGGCGCGGCGCATCGAGCGCTCGCCGAACGAGGCGAGGTTGGAGCAGAACTGGTCGTAGACGCCGCCCTGGATCGACAGCGCGCCCATCCCGACCTCGGAGTTGGAGATCGTGATCGCCGGCGAGGTGACGCGGACGATGGTGTGGCCGCCGTCGCCGAACCGGGCCCCGGTCTTCGCCAGCGCGCGCTCGACCTTGGGGTCGACTGCCTTGATGTAGAGCCGGCGGTCGGTGACCTCGCAGGACATGATCGACAGGTTCATGTCGAGCAGCACCGGCAGCACGGCCTCGGCCAGATCCTCGTTCTCCATGTCGGGCGAGAACTTGTCCGATAGGAAGGCGCGGGCGTTGCCGTCCAGCGTGCGGACCATGCGCGGCGCCGGGTACTTGGCAAACCACTCGTTGACGTTGGTCGCGAGCAGCTTCGGGGCCTCCTTGACCATGCGGTCGTAATAGGCCTTCGGGATCTCGGTGTGCGCGGCGATCTGGCTGTGGGCGATGTCGTTGACGCCGAACTGGCGCTCCTCGCCGACGACCAGGGCGACGCCCTTGATCTCGGGACCGGCAGAGATGGTCTGCACTTCCATGTTCTTGGTCGAGGCGACCAGATCCTTCTTGCCGTTGGCGCGGCGTTCGATTTCGGCGGCGAGGTCGGTGAGGCTGCGTCCGGTCTTCATGAGTTGATGCTCCTTGAGCCCTATCGGCTCGGTGGGTTTCTCAGTGGCGCGGTTGTCTCACGCCGCGCGCTCTTTGTCAACTGCGTGTTTACTCGCCGCATTGACCCGGGCCTGGATCGCCGCCAATTCGGCCGGGGAATACAGGTGGCCGCGGTACTTCAGGTCGAAGCGGTCGAGGATGTCCTGCGGGACATGGTGCTTCGGCGCGCCAGCCGGGTTCGGCCGCAGCGGGTTCTCCGGCTCGGGGCCCCAGTAGGCCTTCCAATTCCAGTTCATCGACCACTGCCGCAGCACGCTGACCCAATCCTGGCGCGTCGCGGTCTCCCAGAACGGCTTGGCCGCGCCGCCCGCGGCCGCCGGGGCGAGCGGCGGCGCCACGGTCTCGTAGACGCCACCGCGCAGGAACCGGATCATGTGCATGATCTTGTCCTCGGTGCGGGCCTCGGCGCGCATCGCCGCGGCGAACAGCGGCACGGCGCGGCGCACCATCTCCTGCTTTTCGTCGGTCATCACCCGGTAGAAATTCCATGCATCCTTCTTCGAGGTGTTCCTGGTTCTCGGGTATTGCTGCCAGAGCGCTAGAAAGTCTTCCGAGTAAGCCTCATCCTTTTTCGACCGGTTAAGGGCTTTGCCCTGTGGTTTATCTTTGGTTTCAAGGGTGGAATCTGCTGCTATACCCCGTGGCAGCTGCTGCACCCCCCCTATAGCAGCTGTTGCTATACCCCCTTTGACGATCCAGCTGGTCTCCAGGTCTATCGAGACCATCGCGCTCGTCTCGCTGCCGTTCTCCCGATCGCGCCGATCGCGCTTGATGATGCCCCAGTCTTCCAGCTTCTGGATCGAGTTTTGGATGGTGCGCTTGGACAGCCCAGTGAGCCGCGCAATCGCAGCATGCGACGGCCACGCACGATCCTCCTCGTTGGCGTAATTACAGATTGCGACCAGCACAAACTTTGCTGTCGAATCATCCATATGGACCTTGCGGAAGGCCCAACCGACTGCCTCACCACTCATTGCGCTGCTCCTGGCATATACTGCTGATGTCCGAGGTTTCTGATGGCGTTGCTGGCGATGTCGCAGAACAGCTCGACCTGCCCGGTCGGGCCCATGCGCTGCTTGGCAATGATCGCGATCAGCTTGTTGTGGGCGGCCTCGCTGTCGCGCTGCCATTGCAGGTGCGCCTCGGTGCCGGGCTCAGGCTCCGAGCTGGCGAGGTAGTAGGTCGGCCGATAGAGAAACATCACCGTGTCGGCGTCCTGCTCGATCGAGCCCGAATCGCGCAGGTCGGCCAAGATCGGCCGCTTGTCGGCACGCTCCTCGACCTTGCGCGACAGCTGCGACAGCAGCACCACAACGCAATCCAGCTCCTTTGCGGCCGCCTTCGCCGCGGCGGTGATTTCACCGATCTCGTTGACCCGGTTGCCGCGGTAGCGGTCGGAAGCCTGGATCAGGCCGAGGTGGTCGATCGCCAGGATGTCGAGCCGGCCGTGGCGCCGCTTGTAGCGCCGCGCCCGCGTCAGGATCTGCGACATCGTCAGGTTGGACTGCTCCTCGACGTCGATCGGAAGCTTGGAGCACACCATCGCCGCCTCGCGGACGTAGTCGAACATCTGCTCGTGAAAGCTGCCGGTGCGCAGGTTGCTGTAGGGGACGTGGGTGATGGGCAGGTCGAAGATGTAGTCCGAGATCATGCGCTCGCCCAGCTCGGTCGCCGGCATCTCCTTCGAGAACACCAGGGAGCGGAAGTCGCGGATGCCGGCCTGCCGCAGCATCGCCAGCAGCATCGCGGACTTGCCCATGCCGGGGCGCCCGGCCAGCAGCACGAGGTTGCCGCGCTGCAGGCCGCCGAGCTTTTGGTCGAGGTCGCGCAAGCCCGTTGGGATGCCGATGATCTTGCCCTCGTTGCGGTAGGCGTCTGCGATCTTATCGACCGACCGCGTCATGACGGCCGCCATCGAGACCGCAGGGAGGGCCCAGGAGGAGCTGGAGGAGACCACGGTGTCCAAGGCCTCGATCGCCTCGGAAGCCAGCTGGGCGGCGTCCGTAGCCGCGTCTGGGGCCATTTGGGTGGCGATCTCGGAGATCCGCCGCCGCATCGCCAGCTCGCGGACGTGCTTGGCGTAGCCGAGCGCGATGTCCGGCGGCACTGATTCGGCGGCGAGGCGCGCCATGTAGACCTTGGTCTTGACCTTGGTCTCGCCGATCACCGGCGGCAGGAACGAGGGGACGGTCAGCGGGCTGACCAGCTTGCCCATCTGCGACAGCGTCGAGATGATCTCGAAGATCTGCTGGTGAAACGGATCGTAGAAGTGCTCCTTCTCGACCACCGCCGAGATCTTGGAGAACGCTTCAGGGTTGGTCATGGCCGAGCCGAGGACGGCCTGCTCGACCTCCACCGAAATTGGCTGCCACTGCGTCGGTGTATGGATGTTCATTGCCCCCACTTCCAAACTGGACCGGGGCTTGTTGACGGATTCGGGCGAACGCCCTACTTTGCCGTCAGCAACACCCCATTGTTGCTAATCCCAATCGCTGCCACGATTGGCTTAAAGGCCCCGAGAGTTTCGCGACTCCGGGGCCTTTCACTTTATGCGCGCGCGCCGCATATGCGTCAATCCTGTGACGCCGAGTCCTTCCAGGAAATTCGTCATTGCCAAATCAATCGGGAAGCGGTCGATGACGAGACGCTGCTCCACCCCCTTCCGGATGAAGGATTTAGTGCCGACCGGGTGGACGTGCAGAATCTTTGGGAAGGCCTTTGTCACCGGAAAGTAGGCGATCCGCCTGACATCCATCGCGACGCACGCAATAATGTCGACATCAGCATCGCTGTAAAAATTTTGCTCCTTATCGCCGTTGCGGCGCGTCACGAATCGATAGAGCGGGGGTGTGTTTGGTCGGCTCGGCCGGACGCGAAGACCCTTGGTCCCTTTGACTTGAATGCGGAAAAGACGGTGGCCAACATCAATAACGACGTCGTAGCGCAACCCCTCCCCGGCAACGAAGCATCTGAAGCCAGAAATCAACAGATCTGCGCAGACGAGATGAACGGCCGCCATACCAAAATCTGACGTGCTCAGCTTTTCCAAGAAATCCTCCTGATCGAAGCGTCACCTTTAAAATCCCCATCCCAGATGAACCACGCATAGGGCACGTTGCTGGTCGACAGTTTTCCCTGCCACCCGTCCCTATGCATCATCGGCAGTCGCTCGCGAAACACCAGCACGCGCAGCAGATGGCCATGATCCAGCACCCATAACCGCGCGCGACCAGCCTCTGTCTTGGTCTGCCCGGCCTCCAGGAATGCCAGCGGCAGCAGCGCGACCACGAACGGGCACAGCTGCAGCGCATGCTTGACGTGGAGCGCCGCGGTCGCGAACGGCGGGTTCATCACGATGCCCTCGATACCCTGTGGACATCCTGTGGATTTCAGGAAATTTCCGGTCGCGGCCTGGAGCGGATAGCCGCGGTCGACGATGTCGCTGCAATAGACCGCGTGGCCGGCATCGAGCAGCACGTCGGCCAGCGCGCCCTTGCCACAGTGCGGCTCCCAGAGCCCATGCGGCAGGTCCACGTTCGCGAGCATCGCGCGCGTGGCTACCGGCACCGTTTCGTAAAGCTGCAGCCCGCGATCTTCGGCGCTATGCCTCGACCTTACGCGCATGTCTTTCCCCAACCTTGCGCATCACGCGCCATTCGAGACCGAGGGCGTCCAGCATATCGTTTCCTGGCATCCTCTTGGCGTTCATGAAATCCGAGACGTGCGTCCGGTTCACTCCGTGCGCCTCACACCACCCATAAATTCCGGTGCTGCCCTTGTTGGCCGCGAAGGGAGCGGCCCTGCGCAATAACAGCTCGCGGACTTGATCAAGCGTCACGGCCAGCATCCCACCGCCACACATCGATCACGAGCCGCGGCCGGTCGCTGTAGACCTTGATGAACTGCGCAGCCACGATCTGGCTGTCATCGCGCCAAACGATCGGGCGTCGCTCCCGGTCACCCTTGAAGCGGGGCGGGTGGTAGTTGAGCCCGTCGATCATCTTGGAAATATTTTCGTAATCCGGCTTCGTGGTGGGCATGATCTCATGCGCCAGCGCGGCTTCGCGCTTCTTGCGGCTCCAGCTCTCCGGGATCGGCATAAACGCGCGAATCACCACCGACACCGCCTCGTCCAGGTGCGGACGTCCCTTCATGGCCGCGATGCCTGCGGCCTTCAGCGCGTTCTCATAGTCGCGCGTCTGCTTCGGCGTGAAGGCGCGTGCGAACCCGCCGATGGTCGTGAAACGGGGCCGCCCTTTTCCCAAAGGCGGCCCCATCAGAGTGATACTGACAAACGGCTCGGTCACGGTCAGTGCGTCTGCTGCGATTCCTGGGCCTTCTTCTTCTCAAATTCGGCCCGCGTCATGGCGACACCGGAGGCCGGCGCGTCGAACGCCTTGGCGTCCTCGGCCTGGGCCGCCTCGCGCTCGGCCTTCTTGATCAGCTTAGCCTTCTCGTCGGCGGCGACCTCGGGGTGGAGCCTCTTGAAGCCCTTCGAGAGGATCTCCTGGCCATGATGCCAGCCGGCCGCAAAGGTGCGGTACTGCTCGGTGTCGGGGGAATAGTCGCACTTCAGGGAGAGGCCCTGCATCGCCTGGGATTTGCCTTCCTCGTAGGCCCGGTCGACCGCCGGCACGCGCGCGTCCTGTTCGAACATGTCGAGCTGGGCGCCGAGATCCATGCCGAGCCAGCGCGCGATGCGCAGGGAACGCGAGATCGCGGCCTTCTTGACCTTCTCGCCCTCATGTCCCTGCATCTTGAAGGCCTCGTCGAAGTCGCCCTTGGCGAAGCCGTCGGCCTTGGCTTGCTTGTAGGCGTTGCGGAGCGCGGCGACGGCGGCGTCCTTGTCGGCGGTCAGCTTGGCGATCTTCGGGAGGGCCTGGAGGAAGAGGGCGCGGTCCTGGTCGTCGTTGCTGACGCGGGGCGCGTTCTTCTCGGCCTTCGGCGCCTTGGCGGGCTTCTCGCTGGCTGCGTCAGATTTGGACGCATCGGCCTTCACGGTGTCGGCCTTCGGGGCCTTGGCGGCGCGGGCCGCGGCCTTGTCGGCCTTTTCGCGGATCTCGTCGGCGATTTGGGATTGGGATTTGGCGGTCTTGCGAGGTGGGGCCATCTGGCGCTCCGGTTCAGGGTTGAAGGCAGGAAAATGCCCGGCGGGACGCATCACCAACCCCGCCGGGCACACATAGACCACCCCGCTGGGGCACCGGGTGGCCGATTACGCAAACACGCTAGGCAGGATATACTCGCGCGGCAAGCCGGTCAGCTCGGACAGCTGCGCCACATAATGCGGCGGCACCTTTTTCCAGCGCGTCAGGTTCTGCTTTTTGATGCCAAGATGCCGGGCGATTTCCGCCTTGGTGGTCTTGGACAGGACGAGGGCGAGGCCCTCTTCGTCGGTTTTCGGTCGCTTGCTCATGGTGCGCGACCATAAACGAGATGTTGACCCGGCGCAAGAGTCGTGAGATAAGCACGTCGTTGACCGAGCCATCGGGGCTCAAGGAGCATCACATGACCCATCTCGATGTTGCCACCCGCGCTATGATTGAGGCGGCAACGAACATGATCCAGATCGGCTTTTCCAGCCGCGGCGCGATAGCGGATGCGCTGCACGCGGCATACGGCGCCAATATCGCGCAAGCGACGGACGCGATCCGCGCCGCGCGCCACGCCCTCCCTTTCAATACCTCGTACCTTCGCGCCTGACATGAACCGCTTCCGCACCCTTCTCCACGACGCCGACCTCACCGCGCTTGACGTGGTTTGCGGCGTCGTCTGCCTCGCCTCCATCGCCGCCTGCTGGATCCTCACGTCATGACCGCGAAACAGCGCCGCCGTCGGATGGAAATCATCCGAATCCTCAGCGACCTATCCCGCAACGGATGGGCGAACGCCCAATACGAAGACTACGCCACCCTGGAAGCCGAATTGCGTCGGCTGGAGAACTGACATGCCCATCACCGAACCGCTCAATACCCGCGTCGTCCCCGGCTCCAACGAGGCGCCGGACTACGCCAAGCAGGTCACCGAGCGTCTCGCCGACGAATATGTCGGCCTGACCAACACCCTCAACGAGCTGCTCGGCGAGGCCCGTGAGATGCCGAAGGAGGTCACCTCCGAGGCTGACGCGCTGATGCTGGGCGCGCTGATCAAGCGCTTGCGCGACCTCGACGGCCGCGCCGAGAGCGTCCGAACCCTGGAGAAGGAGCCCTACCTGCGCGGCGGCAATGCCGTCGACAGCTTCTTCAACAGCATGCGCGACAAGATCGGCCGCCGGATCAAAACCGACCGCAAGTCCGCGGCCGGCGCAATCGACATCCTGCAGGCCCGCATCAACGACTTCCAGGAGCGCCGCCTCGCCGAGGAGCGCGCCCGCCGCGAGGCCGAGGAGCGTGCCGCGCGCGAGGAAGCCCGCAAGGCCGCCGAGGAGGCCGCCAGGATCGCCAGGGAAGCCGCGGAGAAGGCCGCCGCGGCCGAGCGGGCCCGGAAGGAGGAGAACCGCGCCAAGCACGCTGCGGAGGCTGCTAGGCTCGAAGAGGCGGCCTCCATCGCCAAGACCGAGGCCGAGCAGGCGCTGGAGAAGGCCGAGGACGCCCGCATCTCCACCCTCGCCAAGCCGGCCGACATGGCGCGCTTGCGCGGCAGCGACGAATCCGGCGCCGGCGTTACCCTGACGATGAAGCAGGAGCCCTACGCACTGGTCACCGACCGGTATCAGCTGGACATGTCCAAGCTGCTGCCGTTCTTCACCGACGCCGAGATCGAGAAGGCGCTGCGCCAGTGGGCCAAGACCACCGGCCACCGCGAGAAGATGTCCGGCGCCGAGATCGGCTTCCGCAATGCGGGCGTGACGCGATGATGTGGACCGTAGCTTCGATTCCTTTCTGGCTTCTCGGCGCGGCTCTCGCGACCAGCGGGGTCATTGCCCCGTTCAACCGGAAGCCGGGAGAGACTGACGCGCAACTTTGCGCGCAGTTCATTCTCGGACTGGGCGCGGGCGGGTTGTGCCTTCTTCTTGCGGCAAGGATAGCGTCATGAAGGCACCGAAGGAAAAGCCACCCACCCACAGCCCGGAACACATCCGCTCCTTCTCGGAGCGGCTGTACCGGGGTCTGCTGGCCGAGGACGACGGCGGCAGCGACTCGGCGCACCGCGCGCAGGCCGCCGATCGCATGATCGCCAAGGACAATGAGGCCGGCCGCGACGGCCCGAAACTCTTCAGCAACCGCGCCGGCCAGTACGACCGGATCGTGCGGCACATGCTGGACATCCTGGAGATCAAGCCGTGAGCAAGGAAATCGGCCCGCGCGAGCGAGCACTGCGCGAACAGCGCGAGGCCCGCTTCGAGGAGAACCAGCGCAAGATGCGCGAGCAGTCCAAGGCCGAGAAGCTGGACGGGCTGAAGGAGCGCGTCGCGAAGGCGGCGAAGAAGACCGGGAAATCGAGAAAGGTGAAGAAGTGAGACCATCCAAGATCAGGGTCGGGAGCAAGAAGGCCGCGGACGAGGTTTTGCGCTTGATGGCTCTGGCCCGATCTCTCGACAGTCTTTCGAACGAGAGCGGTATCTCGCTGGAGGGCAGCCTCGCCCTGCGCAGAGAGGCTGAAAAACTGCGCGACAAGGCCGTCGCCATTGGGGTTCCGATACCATGAGACGCCCGCGCCCCTACATCCCGCTCTCGGTGCGCGTCCAGGTCGCGGAGCGGCAGCTGCGCGGTATGTTCAACGGCGACCAGCGCTCACCGATCTGGTGGGCGCTCAATCGCACCGACGGCATGAGGCTCGGTGACCGGCTCGCCGTTTACATCGAGGCCCTGTCCGAGGCGCTCGGCGATGTTCTTGAACTCGACCACGACCCCGCCCTGATCTTGCGTCAATACAAGGTTGACCGGCGCAAGCCCGAGGCGGCATGGTTTACCCCCAACGCCAACGACCCCGAGCATCTCATTTATCGACCGCTTGGCGACCACGGCCAGAAGACCACCGGCCGTAAGCCAGGAGCGGCCAAGACCATCACCACGAAGGGATCCGACATATGGCTCAAGACCAAGTTCAGGCGGCTGGAGCAGCCCCGCAAAAAGCCAAAGGCAAAAATCCCGCAAAGGGCAAAGCCGTGGCCAAAAAGGCCGTTTCCAAAGCGAAAGAGCCCGGCAAGCAGGTAGCGGTGCATCAGCCTGCGCCGCCGCCCGCGCCGACCAGCATGCTCGCCGTGATCTCCCAGGCCGTGATGGATCCGCGCTGCGACGTCACCAAGATGCAGGCCCTACTCGACATGCAGGAGCGCATCGAGAACCGCGACGCCGAAAAGGCCTTCACGTCCGCCTTTAACGCACTGCAGGCCGAGCTGCCGATCATCGATCGCGACGGCAAGATCGACCACAGCGCCGAGGGCACCAGCGGCACCACTAGGAGCGGCCGCAAGGCGCTACAGACCAAGTATGCCACCTACCCGAACCTCAACCGGGTGGTCGGCCCACTGCTGAAGAAGCACGGCTTTACCTTCTCCAGCTCGATGGAGCCGGATCCGAGCGGCGCCATGATCGTGGTGTCTACGCTCGCCCACGTCGCCGGCGCCACGCGTAAGACCCACTTCCGCGTCACGGCCGACGCCACCGGCGGCAAGAACAACCAGCAAGGCTGGGGAAGCAGCCAGCAATACGGCATGCGCTACAACATGATCGCACTGCTCAACATCGTCACCGAGGCAAAGGAGGATGTCGACAACGACGGCTTCCCGAAGGATGGCCCGATCAGCGAGGCCCAGCTGAAGGAGCTGATCAAGCTCGCCGATGACGCCGGCGCTGACAAAGCCAAATTTTGCGCCGTCATGGGCGTGGAGGCTCTGGCCGAGATCCCGCAGAGCCGGTTTGCCGAGGCCAAGCAGCAGCTGCAGCGCAAGCTGAAGCAGAAGAAGTCGCAGCAGTCGGACTTTCCTGGAGATAGGTAATGCCGATTGAGATCTTCGACGTCCCCCAGCGCAGCGAGGAGTGGTTCCGGGTCCGGATGGGGATCCCGACCGCCTCGATGTTTGGCGCCATCATGGTGCAGAACGACACCCGCAAGGGGCGCGCCTCCTACATGCGCAAGCTCGCCGGCGAGATCCTGACCGACATCCCGATGGAGAGCTACACCAACGACGACATGGATCGTGGTCGCGAGCAGGAGCCCGAGATCCTGGCGCGCTACGCCTTCGAGCACGACGTCGACGTCACCCCGTGCGGCTTCATCAAGAACGGCAAGAAGGGCTGCTCGCCGGACGGCCTGATCGGCAGCGACGGCATGGTGCAGATCAAGTCGGCGGCGCCGCACGTCATGGTCGAGATCCTGATGGACGGCTGCGTGCCGAAGAAGCACCTGCCGCAATGCCAGGGCGAATTGTGGGTGGCCGAGCGCAAGTGGACTGACCTCGTGATCGGCTCCTCACCGAAGCTGCCGTTGGCGGTGTTCCGGCTGCAGCGCGATCAAGGCTACATCAACGACATCGAGGTCGCGGTGCACTGGTTTAACCGCGAACTGGACGACATGGTGAAACGCATCAGGGCAATGTCATGACCCGGCAACCTCCCCGCCTCTTCAGTATGGTCTGGCGCGACGGCGTGTTCGTGCCGCAGGGCCGCACCGCGATATTCTGCGATCAAGAATTTGGCGAGGGCGAGGTCGTCACCTTCGAGCGCCACGAACAGCGCTCGATGGCCAGCCACGCCCACTATTTCGCCTGCATCCAGGAGGCCTGGAACAATCTGCCAGAGGCCGACAACCGCTTCCCGAATCCCGATGCGCTGCGGAAGTGGGCTCTGATCAAGAACGGCTATTGCACCGAGGCCTCGGTGGTGTGCGACAGCCCCGAGCAGGCCCGCGCCATCGCCGCCTTCATGGGCTACACCGAGGGTGTGATCATCGTAGTGCGCGATAACGTGGTGAAGCGCTATGTCGCCAAATCGCAATCGCTGAAGGCGATGAACAAGCAGGAATTCCAGCAGTCGAAGGACGTCGTGCTCGACACCATCGCCGAGCTGATCCGGGTGAAGAAGTCGCGGCTGGAGAAGGCGGGGGCGCAATCGTGATCCGCTGGGAATATCGTCAATTCCTATTCGAGGCCGATGATAAGATCCTCGAAAAGCTCAACGCCTTCGGCGAGCAGGGCTGGGAGGCCTTCCATTTCCGCGACATCGGGCTCGGTCGCGTGCGCGTACTGTTCAAGCGTCAGAAACCGGGTCCAGCGAGAGACAGCAAATGATCAAGGGGTCGAAGATGACCGCTGAACAGAGGTCTCGGATTAGCGCCGGGCTTCGCGGCAATCAGTTTCGTAAGGGTATCCCGTTCACGCAGGCGGAAAAAGATCGTCTCTCCCAGATTATCATGCTCGAATACGCCGTGGGGGATCGAACGCCGAACCTAAACCCGCAAAACCTTGCCGCTTTCAATGCGGCCATCAAGAGCGGCGAGCGCGTTCACCCGAGGGTGAACCCAAAGAGAGACGCCGAGATTGCGGCACATTACGCCACGACCGGATCGCAAAAGGCGACCGGCAAGGTCTTTGGTCTCACCGGATGGGCTGTCACCCATGCGCTGCGCCGCCACGAGAGGAGAACGCAATCGTGAATTACATTGCTGAGGATACAGAATCGAGCGGGCTTTTTGACTATACGAAGCCGGCCGACGCGCCGGGTCAACCACGCCTAGCATCGATCGGCATGATCCTGGTCGACGAGAACCTCAATGAGACCGAGCGTCACAGCTTCCTGATCAAGCCGAACGGCTGGGTGTTCGACAACAACTCCGAGGCCGCCCAGGTCAACGGCCTGACCCACGAGCGGCTGATGGACGAGGGCATCGACGTTAAGGTCGCGCTGCGAATCTATGGCGACGCAATCGACAACCGCCGCATCGTGGTCGGCCACAACGTGCTGCATGACCTCAAGATGATGCGCGCGGAGATGCGAATTGCAGGCTTCCCCGACCGCTTCATGCAGACCCGCTACATCTGCACCATGCAGGGCTCGCGGCAGATCGTCGACGCCCGCACCGCCGACGGCAAGAAGAAGGCGCCGCGGCTGGAGGAGGCCTGCGCGTTCTTCGGCATCGACCTGGAGGAGAAGGGCGCCCACACCGGCATCGGCGGCGCCGAGCGCGCGCTGCAGATCCTGCGGCACCTGCGCGATCGTGGCGAGATGCCGGCGTTCAAGGATCCGTACGAGAAGGGGGCGAAGAAGCCGGCGGCCAAGCGGGCGCCGAAGCAGCCGTCGCTACTTCCGGACGCCGACCAGGACATCCCCGACTTCCTCGGCACCAGCACCGGCGGCATCGAGGAATAACCGGGGGCCATGCGGAAGTCTGTAAGGCGCAGGCGCGCCAACCACGCCCGGCAATTACTGGAGTGGGTGGCGCGCAAATACATGATGAGCACCAAGACCCTGAAGGGGGAGGAGCGGTTTCCCCACATCGTCGCGGCGCGGAAAGAGTTTATTCAGTTGGCCTACTCGAAGGGCATCGGGTCGACCACGATCGCAAAGACGCTTCATCGCAACGAGAACACGGTCCGGTACCACCTCCGGCCCGACGTGCAGCTGGCCCGCCACGAACGTTACTTGGCGCGCCGGAGATTAACCCACCCACCAGGAGAGAACCATGAGCATCCAGCAATCTGACGACCGCAACCCACTGCAGCGCGCCCTCGACAATTACCTCGTGATGGAGCTGCAGTGCGAGGCCGCGCGCCGCGAGGCCAGCGAAGCCAGGACCGAGAGCGCAAACCTGCTGGCCGAGGTCGGCATGCTGCGCGAGCGCCTGCACGGCTCGGAGATCGAGCGGCGCAAATGGGAGGCCACCGCGGCCACCCTGCTCGGGCGCCTGCTTGCCATCCACGACACGATCGCCGGCGCGGTGAAGGCGGCCGCCCACGATGGCCTGGAGGCCACCAAGCCGCAACCGGCCGCAAGTGAGGCTACGGAGCCCGCCCAGAGCGCCGGGCCGGAAGCCGCCGCCAATGAGGCCCCGGAGGAGAAAGCTGCTCCAGAGCCCTCTCAGGGCGCGTCAGGGACCGCAATCCCGGTCGACTTCGGGCCACCGCGCCGCGCGCATGAGTTCCGGCGATGACGGAGCGCGGCATCGACAAGGCCCGGCGAGAGCTTGCCGAGAGCAAGACAAAAGGCGATGTGGCCAAGACCTTCGAGAACTTCACGAAGGTGCTCGACATGGCCACGAAGCTGAAAAAGGTGATGCTGAAGCGCGGCCTCACCACCGCCAAGGCCCGGTGCGAACTGTGCGAGGGATACCTCTACGGCACCCTCGCCGGCCACAAGAACCACCTGCACATGCGCTGCGACGGGCCGTGCAAGTCGTTCTTCATGGAGTGAAGAAATACCTCCGTTAACCTATGTTGCTCAAAGCGCTAGCGGCAGTTGCGTTTTTCAAAGTCAACCCGCAATTTACTGTAGACGGGGACCGGGAATAAGTAGCAAGTTTACCTGCAGGGGTGTGGGCCCCTTCCAGAATGGAGCAGGACAATGATTAGTGCCAGCGTAGAAATGTCCTCACAGCCCGCCACCATAGAGCGGGCGCCCAAGACCGAAGTGTCGTTTCGGCCATGCCCGCACTGTGGTGCACCGATGTTACTGCTGTCGGTCACCGAGGCCCTGAAGCATCCGATCGTGATCGCCAAGACCTACGAATGCTTCGTGTGCAAAACGGTCGAAGAGGTGGTTGCGCCTCTCTTCGATTGAAGGACCCGGGGAGGGGGCGGGCGTCCACAGTGGGCGTTCCCCTCTTCTACGGCTCCATGCGGCCGTAGCGCCGGCCGCCGTGGCCGTTGATCTTGAAGGCGACAAGACGCTGATCCCGCGCCGTCTCCGGGCCGCTCTTTGCCTCCTGCACCGCCTGATAGACCGTAGTCAGGAACGGCACATTTTTCGATTGGGACCAGACGTCCGACATGATCTCGCGCGCCGCGCTGGTTTCGCGCTCGGCTTCCCGGATCCGGTGAATGAGGTCGGCCGAGGCGTTCATGGCCCGGTCGTAGGCGATGTCGCCCCGCATGCGTGGCGCTTTCCCGGTGTCATCCGCAGCCATTCCGAAGATCCTCCTCAGAACACCCATCATGCGCCACGCCCGGCACTGAACAGGAACGTCTTGATTTCGGTCATCGTGACCAGAGTCCGCTCGGACAGGCTCTGCAGCTTCTCGTCCTTTTCGGACAGCAGAACGTCTTTCTTTCCGAGAGATTCCAGCAGTCGATTGCGGTCGGCATTGAGCCAGATCACGGCGCCCATCAGCAAGGGCGAAATATAGGCACCAGCTTCCTTAGCCCAGACGATCCAGTCCACGACCTTATCCCACTAAGCGCCCTGCGGACAGGCCGACCGGTACAATTTTTCGTTCACGAGCAGGCGCCGCTTCACCGAGGCCGGCGCCTGGATCTGGCCATCGCCCTTGTTGACGATGACCTTGGTGTAGAGCTGGCAGAAACTGTCGACCTGCTCCGGCGTGCACTGCTCAAGATTTGCGCCGGCCGTCAGCAGGAGGCTCAAGGTCGCGCAGCTCTTGATCGACCTGCTTATCGTCCATCGCATCGACTTGCTCCTGGATCTTGTCGCGCACCGCGACCTTCTTGGCGATCGAGGCGGCGTTCTCGGCGATCACTTGACGCCGCCCCTCGTCGATCAACCCGCGATCGTGGAAATAGTTGATGATCGAGTTGATCACCTTCAAAACCGCGATCGCGAGGTCGAGATAGGCCAGCATCTACGGCGATGCTTTGACCGCGGCAACGATCTGCGGCGTGGCGGCGATGACGTCCGGATTGGCCGGCAAGGCCGCTGCGTTCTGCGGCGTCGTCACCACCGTGGTGCCCGGCTGCGCTCCGACAGTGTCCATCAGGTTAATGGTCTTGTTGAAGAAGCCGAGGATGATGGTGACGAGACCGAAGCCGACGCTGGACACGATCGTATTCCAGGTCGCCTGATCGATGCCGAGCACGTTGAGCTTGGTCGCGAGAAACGTCGCGAGCAGGCCGAAGAGAGGGGTGAGGATATTTTTGATCTGCAGGCTGTTCACGTCAGGCTCCTGTTACTTTCAACATCGCCCAGCTGGCCGGGCCACAAACGCCGTCGTTGGCAAGACCATGGGTGAACTGCGCGGCTCGAAGCGCGATTCGCGTGCCGTCACCGAAGACGCCATCGACGTCCTTACCAGTGAAGCCGAGAGCCGTCTGTAACTTTTTCACAACTTCGCCGCGATCTCCCATACGAATGATCGTCTTCACGGGGTCGAAGGTTGTCGGCACAACATCGGGGTGCGCGCCTTCGAACGCCGTCTGCTGCGCCTGCTGCCATTCGGCATCGCTCAGCGGCATCTCCTGTCCCGCCTCCCAGCGCGACTGCGCCTTGAGCAGCTTCCACCCGGCCGGGCTCGCCAGCAGCTGCTGGCTGACGACGGTGTCGATGCTGATGCCGGTGCGGTCCTCCAGGAACTGGACGTACTGCTTCGGGCTGTTGTGGCCGGACCAGCGATCGATCAGCTGCTTCAGCGTCTCGCCGGTGGCGTATTTCGTTGCCCACAGGTCGAACTGCGCGGCGGCGCCCTGCACGAAAGTAGGGAAAATCGCGATCTTGTTGCCCTGGCCGTCGTTGAGGGTGACATAGCCGGTCGAGCCCCACTTCGTTGCGGTCTTCCCAGGCCACATCGCGCCGGGGTTCTTGTAACGGATCGCTGCGGGGATCTTTGGCATTTTTCGTCCTCTTGTTCCTGCTGGTGCCGCTGCCGTGGAGCGCGGCTTTCGCCTTGCTATGGTTGCTGGCCGCGCTGCGGCGACACGTACAATCGATTGCGGTCGTCCCCCTCGTCGGCGCGGGCGCCGATGCCGGAGATAGTCTTCATGCCCTCTGCGGCTGTCCGGCTGGCGCCGGTCTGCCCGGTGATGGCGAGGCGGCGCGCGAGGTTCTGCAGCCCCTGCATGATGGCTTGGCTCTTGGCCGCCATCTGGTAGCCCTGCTGCAGCAGCCGCGGATCGTTGGAGGTGAGCAGCTCGGCGACGCGGCGCGCGGTCTTGGCGTCGACCTTGCCGATCATGTGCTTGAGGCCGACCTTGACCTCCTCGGACATCAGCTTGCTGGCACCGAGGCGGGATCCTGCGGCGTAGGCCATACCCTGCCCAATCGAAGACGGATCCCAGCCGCCGCCATAGACGGCACCCGCGGCGCCGCCGGCGAGACCAGCCTCGATCAACTGACGCGCGGTGGTTGAATTGCCCATCGCCTGCCGGGCGCCGTCCATGATGGTCTCCAGGAACATGCGCGCCTGGATCTGCGCGACGCCACCGGGGCCGAAGATCGCGGCCGCCATCTTGCGCTCGTTCGGGCTCTGCAACAGGCCGTTGCCCTTGGTGATGTTGGTGGTGTCCTTCATGCTGCCGATGACGCGGTTGGCGAGGTCGGAGGCGTAGCCCTCCTGGAACAGCGCGCGCTCGTCCGGCTTCATCTGCCGCATGATGCTCTGGACCTCTTCCGGGTCCATCTTCTTGCCGGCCAGCTTGCGCCCGGCCTCCAGCGCATTGTCCTCGCCGAAATACTTCTCGGCGATGCCGCGCGCGTTGGCGTAGGCCGGCACCTGCCGGTCGAGTTCGGTGCGCAGGATCTTCGACATCTGGCCGGCGAGGTCGGCGCGCTCCGGGTCGTTGAGGCGCGCGCCCTTCGCCACCGAGTCCAGCTCGCGCTTGACCTGATCCCAGTATTGCAGATTCGGATAGGTCGGGATGCCGCGCGCGTTCTTGTTGAAGACGATGCGGCCGTCCTCGGTGACATTGACCATCGGGTTGAAGCCGCCGAAGCCCTGCACCGCGTCGCGGTCCTTGCCGCTGGAGATCGCGCGCTTCATCGCCGCCACGAAGGTGTCGGTGCCCATCAGTCGCTCCATCGCCGGCGACATCAGCGGGCGGTCGCCCTGCTCGTAGGCCTGCTTGTAGGCCGGCACGCGCCCGGCATCGTATTCGGCGACGATCTGGTCGGCGGTCTTGCGCGCGTTGGCCGGCGCACCCGGCAGCGCGTTGCGCACGGTGTCGGCGACGCGCTCGCTCTGCTGGTGGAAGCGCGGCTCGAACGTGTTCTCCAGCTGTGCACGCCCCTCCGGCGACGTGTTTGCGGCCGAGCGCAGCAGCGCCTGGGTGCGGCCGGCGCCGAGGTCGGCCAGCGTCACCGGCTCGCCGCGGGCGCGGGCGGCGAGCCATTGCTGCACCGTCATGCCCTTGGCGGTGCCGGCCTGGATCATCTCCTGGTCGGGTCGCAGCGCGCCAGCGACCCGACGCGCACCTTCGGCTTCCGGGTTCATCCAGCCGCGGATGGTGTTGACGACCGGCGCACCGTAGCGGCTCGCGGCCGCGCCAATGGTTTCGCCCGCCACGTTGCCGGCGCCGCCGCCGATGATGCCGGTGACGAGACCTGTCGCTGCGTTCACGGCACGATCGGCGGTGTCCTTGCCTTCGCCCGCGCCAGACAGCGCACCGTATTCGCCGCCGGTCACCGCGGCATCGAGCGTGCGCGCGCCGAACCGCGCAATGCCGCGCGCTGCCGGGGCCAATGCCTTGGCCGCCCCAAGTTCCGGCAGCGCCGCCATGGCCGGAACTGCGCCCGCAATTTCCGACCCGGCGTAGACGTAAGGATGGTTCGCTTTGGCGGCCGCATCGTTTTTGCGCGCCAGATCGCGCTCGCGCTCATAGGCGCCAGTGATGTCCTTGTCGCCGGTGAGGTAGCCGTATCCGGTGCGCGCGGCGCCGACCATGGCCCGCGCCGGGATTGCGACCGGGCCGACCGGCATCACCTCCGGCACCCAGCTCGGGGCTGCCGCCCGCGCGCCCTCGATCTCGTCGCCAAGATTGAAGGTGGCACCGGCCCGCGCCCCGCGCAGCGCGGCGTCCAGCTTGCCGGCGTCCGGGGGCGATTGCTTACCGAACACCTGCTCGTCGGTCATCGGCGCCGAGCCGAACACCTCCTCATCGCTCAAGACCTTGCCGCCGTCGGCGCGCCGTTTGATCGCCTTGCGGGTGTCTCCGTCGCGGAGCCAATTCTTAAACGCGTCGATCGACATGTGCTCGATGTGGCCGATGCGCTTGGCGCCCTTGCCGTCGGAGAACGCGGCGATATAGGCCTTGCGCGCCTGCTCCTTGGTCGCGAAACCGAGCATGATCTTGTGCTCATCGAAGCCGCGATCGTGCAGGCGGTGCTGGTCGATCGCGAAGACATGCGGGCTCTTGAGATGCGGACCGACGAAGACGTCGACGTGGTCGCCATCGGCGCCGCGCGTGCGCTTGATGTAGCCGTAGTGGTAGGGCAGCCGCGAGCGCCACGTCTTGCCATCCAGCGAGGTGCCGGAGCGCCAGGAGCCCTTCGGGTTCTCGATCGAGATCGGCAGGCCGTGGATGACGATGTGGCCCTTGGAATAATTGCCGGCCTTCTTCTGCCCCTCGGTCGGGCGAAGGTTGACGCGGGCGACCTGATCGCGGACGTGGTGCGCGAGGTTCATGGTTGCACCCACCCGCTGCCGTTCCACTTCAGCTTGCCCTTCGGCGTGTCATAGACCTTGCCGACCTCACGCTGCGCTGGCGGCGGCGGGGCGGTGGCCAGCGGCGGGGAGCCGGCCGAGCCCTCACCCTGTTCCACGGCCTTCGGGCCGTAATGCTCGCGGTAGAACTGCTGCATCTTGGCCGGCGACTGCTTCGCCATGTCGATTTCGTTGAGCATGGTGTCGAGCACCCGATTGAACGTGGCCGGATCCGACGCCGTGTTGAGCAGCTCGTGGGCGTGATGGCGCGCCGAATCGGTGGTGACGTTGGCGCCGCGCGACATCACCGCGGAGTAGGTGTTGGCGATCGCGGTGGCGCGCGCGAACAGCTCGGCTTGATCCGGGTTCAGCGTGTTGGCGCTGTAACCCTGTAGCAGGCGGTTGAACGGCAGGAACGAGGTCCGCGGCAGCCGCTCGATGACGCCGCGCGCCAGCTTGATCGCGCCCTCGGCCTCGATCGCGGCCGCGCCCATCTTCGATTCCATCGTGCCGAGCGTGCGCGAGCCGGCCTTGCGGCCCTCGAACTCGACGGTGCGCTGCGCCATCTCCTCCGGCGTGACCTTCTCGCTCTCCATCACCTTGTCGACGGCGCGCTGGGTCTTGATCTTGGCCGCCGGGCCGAGGCCCTGCAGCACGGTGCGGTCGCCGGAGCGCACGAACCGCCGCGCCAGCTTCTCGGCGTCGTCGTCGGTGAAGCCGCTGTCGTTCTTGCCGACAATCTTGGCGCCGGGGTCGATGTCCTTGCCGCTGACCGGGTCGATCATCTTGCCGGTCGCTTGGTTCAACACCACCGGGCGATAGATCCCGTCATCGCCCATGTACTGTCCGGCCGGGATGTACTTGCTGCGGTCGAGGTTCATCCGCGTGGTCTTCTCGGCCTCGCGGTTGTGGCGCTCGGTCTCGGTCTGCTTGCGCCCTTCCATGCTCTGGTCGAACTGCAGCTTCTGCGCCTCGCGCGACAGCTTCTCGGCTTCGAGTGCGGCCTTGCGGTCGGCCTCGTTGGCGGCGCCATAGGCCGCCAGACCCTGCTGGCCGCCCTCGCCGACGACGTTGCCGAGGAACGGCGAGCGCGACGACAGCATGCCAAGGCCAGCCGCCAAAAGG